TTCATTGCTATTTTTATCAAACCATAATTGACCAATTAATTTTGTACCTGGTGTAGGTGGTACTGAACTAGCAAAGTTTTCAAGGTGCCTAATGGCATTCTGAGCAAAATATTGACCATAGTTCGCTGTATTACGACCGATCAATGCAAGTGAAAACTGGCTAGTGTTTACCTGATTATCTGCAACGGAGTAATTTAACGAACCGTCTGTATTTTGTATATCATATGACATTAGAGTTTTTCCTCATTAAACTTTATGTTTTCCTTACTGTTATTTATCATCTTAATTAAATACGCATATATTTATTACTATCAGCATCAAAAAGATATTCGTATTTGACTTAAAATATCACTTAGATCTATTACACCTAATTCAGCCAGTGCCTTATCAACCTGTGCCTGTACTTCTGCTTCATTATATTTTGCTACAGCAGGTGTAACTGTAACCGCTTCAGTTGTTTTTATAGGTTCTTCGTATCCACAATCAGTAGAATTACGTTTTATTACTGCATTGTATGAACCACCACTACCATTTGCATACACACCCATTTTAGTTGTTCCTTTACAGAATGTTCTCAGTAACGAACCTGCTGTTGGATGTTTAACTACTACTACAGGTTCTGCCGCGCCGGAATCATAAGATGTTCCCATGGCTTCTTTTTCTGCTAATGAGGCCGCTAGTGCCGCCGCTTCCTGAGCCGCGGCTACCTGAGCCGCTGTTACTGTTATTGTTCCTACACCTGTGTTTACAGTTGTAGTTGTTTGTGTATTATTAGTAAAAACAGTAGTTGTTTGAGTGTCTTCTTTTATTTCTCCTCCAGTATTTACTTGTCCTGTTAAAGGCTCAAATACATCTGGGTCAGAGATAATTTTGCCATCTCCACCTCTAGGCTCATCAACAACAAAACCGGTACTAAAAGGATCTTCTCCGACTATACCAGTCTCGCCACCAATGATATCTACAATGCCTGGTCCTGTTGGTATAGCATCAATTGTAATACTACAACTTATAGTACCTCCAGTTCTTGTGGCACCGGATGCCTCGTTATAAAACTCCCAATTAAAAGTACAATTTGCCATAGCAAATGCACTTACTAATTTTATAGCCTGTAGTTGTAATGATGCTGTACCGCCAGAGATATTCGTAGAAGCAATAGCGGCACCGCTTGGTTTAACCCCAAATAGATAATCTTCGTATGCTACTTCTTTTACTACTGCCCCGTTCAATCCTGTTATTCTAGGTTTCCAATCACCTTCTAATGGTTGTGGTGATGCGTAAAGTTTAGGACCTGGATTGTACACATCGTTGTTTCTAGTGTACGTTCCGTCTGTGTTTAATGTAACTGTAGCATAATAATAACCACTCACAGGCCGTCCAGTCTCTCCAGTCTTGACATGTACATGATGCGTTGGATTTGCTAATGCAGTAGGCAATGTTACTGGCTCTGCTGAGGTGTTTTTAATTTTTAAATTACTGGCTGTTTGTGCAAATAATTTACCTTTGTAATATACTTTTATTCTACCACCTGTGACGTCTTTGTAGTGCGTTGGTCTTGCCACAGTATCAACTGTAAACGAACCAGAATAGTTACCTGTAAATTTATTACCTGAATAAGGTACATTAAATGTTCCGGATGTAGCAACCACTGTCTCGGCTGGGAAAGTTGTTTCCCATGTCCAATCATCAGTCATTGCTGTTGGGAAGTTTATGCCTACTACGGTAAACGTAAATGACTCGCCTTCGTCGACTGTGCCCTTGTCTACGCCTGTACCAGAAAGTTTTTGCATTTTACCCATGTTCTTAATAATTACATGATCAACTATTTCATCATCTGAACTCCACTCACCTGCTTCGTATGGTCTTGCTCCTATGGTGAGTATTCGATCATTTCCTTGATTACTTGCAGTTAATCTTGATGCCCCGCCGTTACCTAAGGTGTATGTTTGTACATCTTTTTCAATGATCAGTCTTGGATTCCACATTGGTGGTATAACATTTCCGTCACTGGATGACATTATAAAGCCATAACCTTGTGCATGTTGTGTAGTAACTGTGACATTAAATGTGCCGTCACCTGGCATCTCTTCAACTTCATCTTTGTCAATGTTAATACTTAATAATGTAGGAATAGCATTGTCTACAGTCTTCTCTAATATGTTGACTACAAAAGTTGGTATTGCAACAACTGTGGATAGTGTTACTGTGTTTCCAGTAGGATCTACATACTCTCTGCGTCTCGATATAGTTGGTCTATATCTATATCCGTGTTCATATGCTACGGTATATTTTTTTCTCATAGCAACTTGTTGCCACCCTTGATATCCTAATAGACTAGGTCCAAAGTCTGGCATTTGAACATCGTCGTTTGAAAACTGTGCTGAGACATCTGTTTCAGTTATTCCACCGTCGGTGGACAGCATGACTCTTCGATGCCAATATGCTGGTGAAGTAGCGACCCAGCCGTTTTCCCTGGCAGGGTAGTCATATAGATGTCTATTGTCTTGCCCTGGAGGCACATTGAAGCCAAAAAGTCTTGCCAAGAACATTATGGTAAATTCTGGATAGAAAGTAGGATCACCATTTGTATATGTTATAATTGTTCTAGTGTAAGGATTAGGTTTTCCATAAATTTGTCCTTGTCCTGGTGTAGCACTAGGTGCCGCACCCACGGATGCTATTACTTTGTATTCTGGAAACTGTTGACTGTTTGTTGCTACTATAGGAGTATTTACTACATCCATTCTGCTAGTATATGCTTTTCCTACTGCAACAAAAGTTCTTGATCCTACACTTGCTGTAGATATAGTGAGAACAGACGTTGCTGTGAAATCTAATTCTCCTGGACCCACACCAGGCTCCTTAACACTTACTCGTGTTCTATATTCAGAAGAATTCACCGCAGTATAGGTGCCTCCAGTTGTTTCAAACCATTCAACTGTAGGTTCATCAACATTTTGCTGTACTGGATAAGTTAATACTGGCTGTGGATCGTGATTAAAATTGGAATCAAACTTTACAGTCATTGTGGTTGTACCGCCTGGGCGAACACTTACTTTTTGAGTTAGTGGTGACTGACTTCTAAGTTCAATGTTTGGTGTTATTGGATTATTGTCGCCTAATACTGTACAGCCTTCTAGAGAGCTCATGCTGATAGGCATATTAGGTGCTATTATTCTTGCTGAGTTTGAAGGTACATGCAGAAAGAATTCTCCGCGATAGTTACCCAGTGAATTACCTAAACTTAATTCATTATCAATTTTGGTAAAACTTATAGGTCTAGATATTGCCACTGGATGATGACTCCTGCTTCAGCTCAGCCACCTCCGCCTGCAATTCTTTGATTGCTTCAACAAGTAAGCCAACTACATTGCCGTATGCAACACTTAGCATGCCATCTTCATTTTCATGAACTGCTTCTGGTAGCACTTCTTGTAACTCTTGTGCAATCAAACCTGTTAGACGTTTCTCTTGGCCGATCTTTTTATATGTGTAACCATTAAGTCCACTTACTTTTTCTAGTGCATTTTCTATTGGGCTTATATCTTCTTTTAATCTTTTGTCTGAGAATGCTGTGATATCACCGTCTGCATTTATACTGCCGCCACTTCCAAAAGTAACTGTACCTGTTGATCCATCAGTCTTTGAAAATATTAATTCTCCAGTATAACTTATATCTGAGGCCCCCATGCTAATACCACCGTCGGACACTATTGCCGCGGTAAATGTTTTTGCTCCGCCAATTGTTTGTGTGTCTGATTTTGTTACAAAGTCTGCCGTACTAGGATTTGTTAAAACACCTGTGTTAGTAATTACTCCTGATGAGTTAATTGAGATACCATCTCCTGCAGTAAATAATCCTCTTACATCTGAATTTGCTAATTCAATGTCGTTTGCATTTGCTGTAATACCATAACCACCTGCTACATTGAGTGTAACATTTGCAGTTATTTCACCACCACCAGTTAAACCATCACCTGCTATAACATGTAAGTTGTCGTGATCAATATGCTCAGTTATAACAAAATTTTTCAATACATCGTGATCTATTTCTGCCTCATGGACTCTAATTTCACCACCAGCATTAATTCTAATACCGTTGCCTTCACTGAAATTTGCTCTTACTTCTGTAGGGGTAGGTCCTATGTAGGTTAATACACCTGTACTGTTGTTGTAAGTCATTGAGCCATCACCGCCGCCGTCTATTAGACTAATTGCATTCCTGACTCTAGCATCTGTATAGTATTGATTTACAGATCCTTCATTTAAATTATCTGTATCAAATGATGATAAACTTACTCGGATCTCATCGTCAAGTACTGTGATACCTTGTCCTGCACCTATATCAATAATAAATGTTGTTTCGCTCACTCCATTTACTGTTGACGATGTATTAGAACTTACTGTACCACCTCTTGCAAAAATATTTGTAATGGAACTGACAGGGTCTCTCCAAAACAAGCCACCTGCGCCATCAGTGAATATTTGTTGTCCACTTGTGCCGTCACCAGTTGGAAAAACTTGTGTGCCTATTGTTAGTGCAGATGTGTTTACTCCTGAGAAGAAACCTGTGCCTGCTCTAGCAGTACTGCTACCCAAGTTAGAACTTGATGAGAATGTTATTGGGCCTGACATGCTTAAACTACTGATGTAAGCATTGTCAAATGGTGTTACTGAACTACCAATTGCTGTAGTTCCTGCTGTAGATAATATACTACCTGTAGTACCATTACCTATTGTTAAATTTTTAATATATCCTTCTGCAAACACATTTGTACTTGAACCTAGGTCATGTGTATCTGTGGTTGCTGGTACTGAATCACCGCCTGAATGAAAAATAGCACTACCAGAAATGTTTGCTCCATCAGATCCGTAACTGCCAACATTAATACTGTATGCGGCATCACTTCTAAATGATCTTTTGGATTTGTCTATCAGTGAAGTATTATCGTCTCTGAGATTGATACCTGTTCTAATTGTAGTTCCTATACCACCTGCTTCTGTGAGTTGACTATAGTAGTTTGCTGATTCACCTTCTGTTGCACTTGTTAAATTTCCTATTGTGAAGTCTGCATGTCCGCTGAATATAGCAACAATTTTTTCTTCATTTGTAAATGTAGGAGATGCACCTGAACTGTTTGTTAAAACTATTGCCGTTACTGCTCTAGGCACTGAAGAGGAATCTTCTAAGAATATATTTCTAAGTCTTGTACCATATCTTGATGGAGAGGAAACTGCTGTCTCACCTGAGAAACCTGTGTTAGTTTCTCCAGCAAGTCCTACAACTTTGTATCCTGTTCCATCATTGACATAGAACTTTGAATTTGTTTGATCGTAATATGATGTACTTGTTGCGTTCTCTCCGCTAGGTACACCTGATGAGCTTATTAATGGTGTTAGAGGTATCCATTGTCCTCCTATACTATCATAGACTCTTAATACTTTCTTACCTGCATCATACCAAAGTTGTCCGTTTGTTTGCTTTGTTGGTGCAGTACTGTTTGCAAAATTATCTAATAGATCTACAAATGCAGTAGCAATAGGCTCACCGTAGTTTGCATAATTTCTACCTACTAAGTCAATGGAAAAATCTTGGTTGAGTCCACCATCTGGAATGATGATACTTTGTCCTGCTCTGTTGTCTATAATATATGGCACAGTTTATCCTATTAACTTAATTGTATTCTAATTGTATAGATAACTTCTATAACCCTGTTCTTACTTTTTTGTACTGGGTGGAATATAACGTGTGTAAGCATTGTGCTAGAATCAATACCATTTGCCCATCCATCATAACTGTCTGCTGTTGGTTTAGAAAATAATGCTAGTTCGTCAAAAACATAATTACCTTCGTTAGTAACACTACTATCGAAAGCATCTGCATCACTTGGTTCGCTATATCCTAATGTACATGTAATTTTTAAATCTGTATAACTTACTCCAGAAATAACTTCAATTTTATTTCCTGCACGTTGACTTGCTGGATTTTCTGCATCTGTGCTTACTGGTTTAGCAAATGTTCTGCTGTATAAGTTTGCACCTGATTCATATCCTTCTGTGACTCTTGGAGTTTTATAAACTACTTTACCGGCTGTGTCAACACTAGTTGCACCATTACCAAACGCCATGTAGTGTATAAATGCGTCATCTTGATTTGTTAATGCTTGAGCAACAATATAAGCCATGTTACCATAATGGATAGCATTTCTTTTGTTTACTAATTCTTGACCAGTGTCTTTGTCGCGTATTAAAATATGTCCGCTAACATTGAGGCCCATATTATCATCAGGCTTTGTAGTTTCTGGCTTTTTTTCTGTTTCTTTTAAATTATCCTTGCTCATACCTTTATTTATCACTTTATTAAAGCACCTTTTAATTTTAAAGTTTATGTAAAAACTTCATAATACTGTTTACGTTTGACAAGTCTGCATTTCCTCTGTCTGCTAAACTCATTGCTGACTGTCCTGTAACTTCTGCTGAGTCATAGTCATCATCTGAACTTTGAGCACCGTACACAAAGTTTCTTAATGTTGCAGTTCCGTTTTCTACAAATAATGTAGTGTCTAATGTATCTTGATCACTTGCTGTAATAGTGTACACACCGCTGTTGTTTGCAGTAACTTCTACTACTTCAAAGTTACTCACATTAGCATTTGCAAACACTCTTACACCCTCATTAAGTGCAATATTGGCTGTGCCTGTACCTTGCAATGTAAGTGTTGCAGTTGTAGTTGTAACATTTGTTATTGTTACTCCAACATCAGATGTTGCAATATTTGCCGCTTCAATTTCATCCCATTCATCTGCGTCCCATGGCTGAGGGGCACCATAACGTGTACCTGTGTCAAGCCATATATTACTTGCAGGATTCAAGTGGTTGAAATGTTCTGATTGTTCTGCACTATAAATTGGTGTATCAACTGCGTGGTCTTGTGGTGTTGTTCCAAAGGCACCTCTTGTTAATGCACTTAATACTTTGCCACTTCTTCTACCATACTGTATTCTTTCATCGCCAACCCAAATACTACCAGGTACAATTGAAGTTGGATTTGGTAAGAAACTTGCATCGTCAACTGTAATTGTAGTTGATGATAATGTCATCTTCTTAGCAAGTTTTGTAGTTGCCGCTGAACTGATACGCAAGTAATCTACGTCACCAAATAAACTGTGGTGCATTCTATATGTTACTTCTTTGGCATTAGGCGCCACTTTTGTTGTAACTCTTTCTTGTACAACTGTTAATGCAGTATCATATGAACCTGCGGCTCCAAGTGAAGTTGCAGAGTCCCATCCATCCACACTATCTACTGCAAAGAAGTTGTCTGCATCATCTGGGTCAACTCCTGCTGATGCTGTTATAACTAAGTTACTCAATGAGTAAGAGAAGTTTTGTCCTCTAAAGTGTACAGTTTGTCCACTTGATACATCACCGTTGAGTACTGCGTTTAATTGTACGTTGTTTCCATTTATACTTGCAACCTCACCTATGTCAACACTATTAACTGTAACAATCTGTCCTACTTTAACATTAGAAGTACCTACTAATGGTAAAACATTTTGATTCACAAATGCACCAGCACTTGTTACTTCTGTTAGTGTTTCTGTTAGTGCTAAGTTAATTTCTGTGTAACCAGCACCACCGTTGCTCACTGTAATTGATTGTACAGTACCTGCGGCATTTACTGTTGCTGTTGCAACTGCTGTAGTTGTAGGATTGTTTCCGTATGCATCTGTAATTGTTACAGTAGGATTCACATAACCTATACCACCATTAGTTACAACAACATTTGAACTGTCTTCACGCAATGATGTTGTTGGGTGGAATAATGTTGCATTAGCAGTATCTAAATCATCATATACACTTACATTACCTGCGGCACCTCTTGAGAAGTCTGAGGTTGTAACAGTAAATATCACACTCTCTAACGGATCTAGCAATGCTAGTTCTTCTGGTCTTTCTTCACCGTATGCTACTCTCTGGAATGTTACACCATCGAATCCATCATATGAATCACCGCTTCTTCTTAGTGTTACAGGATTAGCGATTGCATCAAATACTCCTTCGTAACTAACTATTTGTTTTGAGTTATCCCACTTAGTATCACCAATACCATAAGTTGTTACAGGTCCATAGTTTGTTAAATCTCTATTATCTGTGAATACTGTATCATCATGATCAGTATTTTCATCAAACAAGTCTGAATCAAATCCAAAGTCTGTTTGTATAGCACTCATGTAATCTGCTTGATCAATTATGCTTGAGAACTTACTTGCGTCTAATGTTTCACCTCTGAAGTTACCACCTACTTTGTCTTTGATAAGTGCTAGTGTATTTTTAAGTTGTCCACTTGCAACTAGGCCTGCCATAACAGTTCCGTTACCAACTATATCATTGTTTCTTGCCGCTGTTACATCGTTGTAGTATGTATTAACTTCTGCAATAAATTGTGCTTGTACAGCCTCATCAAACTTAAATAATTTATCTGCGGCTCTAACACTTGCGTTAGCAGATACTTCTTCTTTTGTTTGTACAACTAGATTTGCAATGTTGTAACCTATGCTTGTTTCTAGTGAAACATTTGCAACGTCCCAGTTACTTTCTGTTAATATATAATTTGTTCTGTCAAACGTAATAGTTGTGTTTGCTCTTCTAATAGGATCAGTAGGTTGTAAGCCATCTCTCCATGCTGTCCAGTAATCAACATAAGTTTTAGAATTTGCCATTATGTCTGTATCTTGTACTAAGTTTTCATCAAGCACTCTAACAGTACCTGTTACTAAATCAACATAAGGTGGCTTATCGTAGTCACTAATATTATTTTGTCCAATTAAATCGTTTGGAGCCTTCTTACCGTCTTTGTATTCTCTAACTTTTGCACTAAATGGTTTAACTTCATTCATGTAATCTAATACTCTCTGGAAGTTATCTGCTTTAAATCCATTTATAGTTGTTAAATCATTTTCTTCTTTTTCAATATACAAGTATGAAGTTTTGAATGCCCAACTTAGTTGCTTCTGTTCCATGTATGCATGTTTCATCATCTCAAAGAACAGTTCGTTCCAATGTGATGTATTTGCAAACACATTATCTCTGAGTGCAACTAGTATAAGTCTTAGTTCACTGCTAAGTGTTGGATTTGTTGTATCTGTATAAATTGTATTTGGTAATTTAACTGTATCATTCAGTACACTTACTAATACAAATGATCTAGATGGAGCATTATATCTCCAAAGTTGTTCAGTATCATTTTGATTACTCTTAACTTGTACTATTGTACCGTCAGACACATTACTTAAACCATTAAGTTCAGATACACTTGTTACATTAAATATTGGTTTTAATGAATCGTTATATCTTATTGACTCATTTGTTACAGGATCTGTTCTATCAACTGCATACCAGTTTACTGTATCTAAGTATGCTCTTGCTGTAGGCAATGAATTATCCCAACCAGCATATTCAGAGTTGACTCTAGTGTTTTCTAAAATTCTATTAAGTACACTAACCATAACACGTCTTGCAGACTTGATGTCTTTAAACATAGTCTGTCTCGGTCTAAAACTTATACCATACTTTTCTACTTCGCTAAGTTTTGGATCTGGTACTGGCGATGCTTCTGCATTCTCACCACATAAACTATCAATAAGTTTGTCACTTAAATGATCTGGTACTGTACTATTACTGTCACCTTCTCTCATTAATTTCCAAGCAGTATGAGATATACCTTCTGGATTTAAGTTTCTACTTAGATTAATTTGTAAGTGTGACTCTTCTTCTCTGATGTCAGATATATTATGTACCAGTATGCTCTTTTCACTTGCAAAACTAATCATGTTTATGCCATAGCCTACAGGATCAGCAACATATCTAGCAATAGTTCTAGTATCTAGTTTTCTACCTTGTGAACGTTTTACTTTATTATCAAGTACTGTTCTATTCATTACCCAATAGTAATAGAACATTACATAGTCACCAGTCTTTGGATCAGGTCTTCTTTCAGTTACAAATCTATCACTCCATCTTGGTGTTCCGTTGCCTGCCCAATTTTGTGGTTTAGATTTACTTTCTACCCATTCACAAATTGTTACTTGGCTACCTGGGAAAGCACTACCCCACTTGCTATTTCTTTCAGCATCAGGTCCTTGCTCATACCAATTGTATGCTATTGTACTGGTATCCCACCATACTTTACCAACATTGTTCTTACCAAAGTTAGTTCTAGCATTATTATAACTTACAGGATCTTCCTCAGATATAAATGAGATTTCGTTTTGTATAAATCCTGGTAATATGCCTTTAAATGGATCCCAGAAGTCTAAGTTATTAACTTTGTTTCCTGTTTCAGGATCGTATACTATTGCATTTGTAATAAAGTTTACATCAACTAATGGAGTTTGCCATCTCTTAGGCACACCATTTTCTAAATATGCCCAACCACCTTCAACAAAGTTGTCCATGGTGTAGACTGTGTTTGTATTATCGCTCACCCCAGCCGCATTATCAATAATTGTTTGATTAGTATTTGAATAACTGTCTATCCAAGCATTGCTTTCTAATGCTAATTCATTTACAGCAGAAGTATTTGTAACTATAGTTTCAAGTGGGTCAATTACATTTTGATCATTGAAACGTTTACTTGCAAAATAGTTCACAGGCGAGTTCTGTTTGCCTGAGCCTGTTAATTTAACATTTGCACCAAACAAGTCTGTTACATCATAACTGAACAGTTCTCTTGTAAGTAGTTGTCTGCCGTCGCCAAATATACTGTTGTTATCGTTAAGTCCATATGCTCCCGGACCAATAGGTGACAATACATCATATGGATTTATCTTGCCACTACCGTAATCGTCATACGCACTTCTTGGGCTAGGTTGAATTACTTCGGCACAAATTAAAGTCATTATAGAATCTATACCATCATATTCAACTTCTGTTCTTGTTTGATCTGTGCCATATCTTTCTTTGAGTTCGTCACCAGTAAGCAGTCCTAATTCATCATTGGTATCGTACAATGCTTGTATGTCAGCAAGTGCTTCTTCATCTGTATACTGTGTACCGTCTTGTTTTTCAAGTATAGCAGTAATACAAAGCATTCCATTATTGTAATCTCCGATAGGTAATCCTAGTGGCTCCAAGGTGCCCGGATTAGGAGAATCAATTTTTAATCCATCATATCCTGGAGTAACAATTCTCACTTCTCCTACTTCTCCTATTGGAGTGAATTCTGCGTATGCTTCATCTGGCTGATAGCCTGCACCTCTCAATGCATTATTCAATTGTCTTGCAATAGACTTAGGTGCATTTACATTAGATACTTCATCTGGTAATCCTAGTTGTGATTTGGCAGTTCCTTTTTCAGAACAGTTAGGTATTTCTTGTGCTGTTAAGAATACTCTAGCACCTGTACCACCTGCAACTTCCTGTGGATTATATCTTCCAAAATTGTATTTTTGTGGATTTGTTTCTATAACCTTTGTCTTTCTGATTAGGTTACCTAAATTAAATTGTTTCCTTGCCCATTCGCTTGGGTTTGCATTATATTCTTCAAGCGATGCAGACCTTAAATCTACAACAATAAATGTTGTTGGGTCGTATGCACCCGGTGTTCCAAAGTACTGCTGGAATGATGTTCCGTCCCAGAAGAATTCTGGATAGTCTTCAAAATCTGGATGCTTATTAGGTGCTTCATACCCTTGCATTCTAATTAGTTTGTTTAACAGTACATCGTATTCGTCTTGTTCTGTTGCATTTAATTGATTGCCAGCATTTACTTTTGAAAGAAGTGCGTCTAGTTTATCACCATCTTCTTCGCTAAGATTTCCTCTGTTTCTCAGTAACAGTTCGTCTGCACCTCTGAATGGAGTGTACTGATACTCTGGGTGGTTACCACCATACATAGAATTATTTTTATCTACTGGGTCACCATAGCCAAGTGTTCGCTTCATGTCTTCTTCGACTTGTACTTGTTGCTCATCTGGAGTTAGAGATGTGTTTATTCTTACAGCACCTTCTAATGCATAGTCATACTCCAAAGGAATACCCATTGTAAGATCAGTTGGGAACTCTTTGTAAAGTCCTCTGTCAATAATTTTTATACCAGTAATAGCACCTCTATCATCTACATCAGTTACAATAAATTTAGCAACTCTCAATGCTCCACCGTTCATTCTTTCTTTTGGATCGCCTACAGTTACAGATAGTTTTGCTTGTTGCTTAGGTGTTCTAGGATCTATTGTATCAACTAGGTTTCCTGATGTGTAATCATCGTACCATGGCTTTCTACCTGTTATTGAAATATCTGCACCCGCACCAAACATATTTGTGACCACAGCATTTGTTTTAAATGCAGGATCTTGTATGTGGAACGAAGTTTCTGTTACACTTGGTGTATGTTCATCTAAGTTTTTAGGTATCCAGAACATTTTCTCTTGCGGAGCAACAAAGTAAACTGTTTCTCCATCTGCAACACTTGTTAATACATCAAGTGTGATTGTTTTTGTATTCACATCTACGTTTGTAACATTTCCTATAACTGTTAATGTACTGCTTACCATTTTGGACATAACCATGCCTGGCTTAATATATTGTTGCCCATTAACATCATTTACAGAGTCAACTACAAGTGTAGAGGAGACACTTGTTGCACCATTTACTGTAATGTAATAATCATTTAAACTTGTTCCTGGGAAATGTTTTATCTTAACATAACTTTCTGGTCTAATTGCTTCACCACCTCTAACAAATGCAATTCTAACTGTGTTAGGGAAACTGGTGTTAATAGAAACATCTGAACTTCCTACTGTATATTCTTCTTTGGCTCCCATTGCATAGGTACCAACTGCTCTAACAAATCTTGGCTCAATGACAGTTTCAATACCTGAGTTTTGATCGTCTAGTCCACTAATGTTTACTCTCTTGTTAATCTGTGCAATTTGTCCTGCTTGTAATGTAACATTTGAAGTCCAACTAGCATCTACTTGAATAATAGTAGGTGTAGGACTTGAATCTCTTACTGTAAGTGTTGGAGGATTTTCTGGATCATATGCCGCACCCTGGTTAACCATAACAACTTTTGCAATACCACCATTTTCATCTAGTTCTGTTACTGTTGCGGCACCACCAACTCCTGGAGTTGATACTGTTTCATTAAACACAATTGATAAGTTAGCAGGGTTAGTATAACCAGCACCTGCAAATTCTATACAAACGTTTGCATTCAATGGACCAAGTGTATTTGTTTCTGGTGTACCACCAATAAGTCTTAATCTATCACCTACTCTATAACCACTACCGCCTGTACTCTTATTTGAAGTAACCAAAGGTATTCTTGCTGGTGTATCATATATATCAGGCTCACCATCTGGTCTATAGAAGAACTTTTCTGTATTACCATCTGGCAATCTTCTATAGTCGTTTATTACTTCTGAGCCTGGAATCATACCTCCACCGCCACCACCAATTGCTACTGTGGCATTGCCTGAACCTGTTTTTGTTGTTTTTCCTACAGGTGCTATAAATGGTGCTACAAAAGTTTCACTGGTTGTGATACCTTGATCGAATCCTCTGTTAATGTGGAAGTCACCAACTTGTTTGAATGTTCCGCCTCCACAGCCGTCGCCGATCTTAAATGGTAAGTTATTACAACTAATGATAGACAATGTGTTTGTCTCTTCGTCTATTTCGGCACTTACACCCATGTTAGCACAATTAATTTGTGTCTTGATATCTGTGCCGCTGTTTCCTCTTTTAACAATTCTTCTACCATTAATTAGTAGTTCTGTACCTTCGTCGATGCCAATAAGATCAGTTAGATCAATATCAACCTCTGGTGTAGGCTTCCTAATATATGTTGCGGCTGTAGGACCAGCATTATAAAAGTTTCCGTTGTTATCTATTGCTCTTGGTGTAATTTGTATTACTGGCATTTGGTTATAGATAATATTGTTGAAATCTGCTTCTGCTACGTCATAGTATTCAGGTACTAATGTATTATCAGCAGTATTTGACATTACTGTTTGTACTTCTTCTCCGCTGTCAGTAGAAGTGTTTACTCCAGGCTCCTCGTATGCAGGTCCTGTGTAGGTTGTTGTTTCGCCGTTGTTACTATTTTGCCATTGATTACCAACTGAAGAGTTTGAAATGTTCTTAATTGTCTTACCACCAATTGTTGCAGTAGAACCTATCTTTTTAGGATTATACTGAACATACTTTGTAGTTTTATTAATGTCTCCACCGTTTTCTAAATTCTTTGCCCACGGTTCTTCATTGACTTCTTCTGATTTTAAAATATAAGGAGTCTTAGAAACTGTTTTAAGTTTTTTAGCAAAAGGTAATAATAGTCCACCACTAATTCTTTGTGCTTGTCCACTGACTGCTGTGCCTTCATCTAACGTGCCTTCAACAAACGAATAATCATTTACGTCAACTAATGGTTTCTTCTTAGGAAGTTTCATGCTGTGAGGCATAAAATTATATCCTGAAAGATGTCGTTGCCCAGGTGTTGTACTATTACCTATTCCATGTACTGTGATGCCTTCATAGATATCAACATTTGGAACGTAAATAACTTCACCGCTTGGTAATACTACTCTTTGTAATTTAGTATGATCTGCATCGCCATGACTTGCAAATCCTGGCTTAACCATAGGAGTATCTTGACTTACTACACTGGTTGAACAATTTGCAGGTGATCCAGGAGGACATGCTATTCCGACTTCATTCCAAATGGCAATTTGAACACCACTAAAGTTTGATGATCTGCCATCATAAACTCCGGCATTTGTTGCTCTTACTTCATATGCTCTAGCCTGTGCATCACTGGCAAATTTAGCATATCTATTATACCATCCTTTACCGTAACCATTATGAGCGGTGCCGTTGTGACTTGCTTGTTCGTAAGAACCTTCACTGTTACCTTCACGTTTTCTTGCCGCTCCTGGGTTGCCGTTGTTGCCACCGCCACCGCCGCCGCCTCCGCCGCCGCCGTCATTGCCGTTGCCACTGCTATCGGAAGAATCATTTGGAAGTTCAACAGAGCAATCTCTACCTGATAGTGTAAATTTACCTCTTTTAATTGTTCCAGACGCATAAGTATCATCAGGATCTGATGTTAAAGTAAAGTTGGTTAATGAGTTAGCAGGTGTACATACCCAAGATAAATCAAAATATCCTGGTCCTTTGTTATTACCACATATTGTTCTTATGAAATAGTACTTGCCACCTTCTAAGTCTACATATCTTTCACCAGGCTTGTTGTGTTTAATATTATCATCGGTTGTTAACCACCCAATTCTGAGTAGGTGATTATCTCTGTGATAGTTATATATGTTGCTCTTTTGGAAGCCATCGTCTTTGAAATATTCGTGTCTAGTATCGCCGTCAAAGCCTGCCAAGTCATCGATACCTCTTCTAACAGGTCTGCCACCTCTTCCTGTTGTTTGAGTAGCCTCACTTGATATCCAAACCCATATACCATCATCACAGTAACCTTCTACTAAGTAACGACCTGTGTATGGTGCTCTAAAATATCCCTTAATTTCTATTGTATTGTATTTTGGTATTGTTGTTCTTGAAATGCTAGATATTGTTCTCTTTGCTAATTCAACGTTTTCTCTCCAGCCTGCATATTTGTGATCGTTGTGACAATGTGCCCAACTACCCCATGTTGCGTCTGGCATATTATCATAGTCATTTGAATTATATGGATTAGGTAACAACTGATAAGGGAAGTAAATATTATCAAGGTGAGTTTTTCTCTGACTGGTTTGTCCAGGAGTAAATCTTTCTCTGCTGGATCTGTGTTGACCAAAATATCCCCAACTGTTTCTGCCTTGCCATTGTCTTTTAACACCGCCAGATGCGTATGGAGTACTATGTCCTTCTAAACATTCTTCTTCTGGAGTTCCAAGTAGGCCTGGGTCTACTACTGCTCCTCTGAATTGTATAACTGACTGCCACAGTACATCATCTTTAACTGTTTGTCTTGAAACTTCTTTACTAGGTCTAAAGAATACAGTGATGTATTCACCTCTAGTACAATTTACTGTACTTGCTATGAATCCTATTCCACTGACCCCTATGTCATTAACTAACCAACGATCAGCATTTGCACCAGCATCTGATTTAATACTTGGATTCTCGTCTGCAATGTTTGAAAAAGGACCAGTTGTGGCATGTATGTGGCTTCCACTTACTCTCTGATTATCTACTGAACTTGGAATATTTTGACTTGCAATCCAGGTTGTATCTGACGAGGCTAGTTTTTCGTTATCAGCACGTGATATCATCTGATCATCGACAATAGTGTCTCTGGTTAAATTAGTGTTTCCAATAACTGCTTCGCCGTATCTTGCTACCTGATCACCTTTAGTACCTGTAACAGAACCTGAAACAATAGTTGAATCTACTATAGTTGCTTTAGACCACCATTCTCTTTCTTTCCTAGGTCCTATCTCGCCTACTGAGAATGGATTAACACCATTTTTGACCCATGTGCCTATGAGTCCAACATCTCCTTCTAGTTCACTAAAGTAAGGCTCTTCGTTTTGTACTATAACTACACTTCCATAATTCATGGATGAAGTGCTTTGATTTTCATGTTCTAAGAAATCAAAGAAAACTCTTAATGGGCTACTTCCTGCAATTTTTAAATTTACAAAAGACCAGTTTGACTTATCATATGTATCAGCATAATTACCAACACCGGCGGCAGTATCTCCTCTTGAATGATCAAACGGGAAATCATCTTTGTATGTGCCTGGGTTAATACCGTTAGCATCTGCTGTGTCTTGATCAATGACAATATCCTCACCTCTCATTTGTGCGGACTTGTTATCGATGTATAAAAATTCTTCTTGATTGTCTACACTATCACAGGCTCTAGAATCTTCATCAGGTGGTGTGAGTTGTGGTAATGTTGCACATGGTCCTGGCAAGTTGTTTAAGAAGTCGCCACCTAAAATTGGTCCTTTTTCTGTAACTGGTATTGTTTCGTCGTTGCTCAATCCTGGTGCTAGTTGTCCTTCAGTGGTTACACCTACAACTCCATCAGCATCTTGATCTGTGCCTATAGAAAGTATAACATCAGTATCAGTTTCGCTGTCTGTTCCACCGCCTACTGTTGCAACTGGATTAAACAAATCAAATATATTATCTTCGTTAGGTAATTCAGGTAGGCTATCTGATAATCTGTTTCTCCAGCCTCTGCCTGCCCAACCTGTATCTGGAATAATTCTTTGAGTAAATGCATTGGACGGTAATTCTGTAAGTCTAATATATTTTACTCTTACTACTGTACCTTCATAATCATCAAGTATAGGTGTAGGTTGACCTGCACCATTAAGTGTGCTATAATCTAATCCTACTAATTGATTTCTATATGTGAATGCTTCTGTCCAGAAACAAGCAACAAATACTTCTTCTGGTCGAAGTAATGTAACGCCTGTGTCCTCATTTGTAGGATCTGCATAAGTTGGTTGTGTAGTTACACCATCAACACCTAGTATGTTTGCTTCGCTTTCTGATATTTCGTTGCCATCCGCATCGTAGTATCTGATTCTTGCCATGTTGACAGCAGGTGGATCAACAGTAAACTTCTTGTTATACATAAATCTTGGCATAACACTATTGTAGCCTGTTTTTCCGTCTGTGTAGAAACTTGCAATGTCTGGATAATCATCTGGTAAGTGATTATCATTCTCTGCATAGTAACCTCTACCGTAACCAAAGTTTGTGTCATTACCATTTACACCTGGTAAGTAACCTGGCCCATCTGCTGTAGGATTCCATTCATTTGGTGTTAAGCCTGGTGTCCAGATATAGTATTCATCCATACCTGCTACATCTAATTTTACTCTGTTGCCTTCAACAGTTACTAGAGGTAAACTTTGTAAGTTTGCGACAGCATCAGTATTGTTGCCTCCGCTTACAGCATAAGGCTCTTCAATATATTGTAGTCCTAAACTTACTGCAGGCTCAACTGGTGGAACTGTTATTACACCTACTGTTGCTTCTATTCTTATTGGATCTTTAGCATCTGTAATTCTATTTGAACCGTCGATTGTAGGAGTTATTTGGTTAACATAATAATAACCTGTCTTTTTGTAGTTTCCAAATGAATTATATGCGTTTACAGTTTCATTAAAGTCTATTTCTGCTCCGCATCTTTCTGGGTTTACTAAGTCAAGCAGTATGTAATATACTTGTCCATTTACTCCGCCTGAACCATCGTTTTGTACTGCTTGGAATATCTCAAATATATTTTCTTCACTTGACTTCAATCTAAACGTAGGTATTGTTATAGTACTAGAATCAAATAATGTAAATGTTTTTGTTGCCTCCATATCATAGGAAGACTGAGAATTACCTGGTCTATAAGTTGTAATTTGCCCATTACCTGGAATTGTCTTAGGTATTAAATTATCTGTAAACTGTTCGTTCTCAGTACCAAATAATGATTCTATATCACCACTTGCAGGATTGCCTACTACCTCTGTCCATCTTGCAACTTCAAACACTTCATTATCTGCCATGTTGATGTCTGCTGTGGCTTTGTAAACTTTACCGTTGTATCTTACTATATCTCCTGCAACGTAGGCTCTATTGTCTAGAGGATTTGCACTTACAGTATATCCTTCCGATGCTTTCCATAATGCAAACGGAGGTAGTGCTTTCTTCACATGATTTTGAGGTAATGGTTTACTATCTGAATTTCTTTCTGGTGTTAATCCACCATATAACTTATCGTAAGCCATATACTTAGAACGCATGGCGTCCCAAACATAATATATATTTGTTGCTTCGTCTGTATATGTTAGTCCATATACTGGTCCTCTGTTGTCTGTGCCTTTGTTAAATTCTCTATCAATTATTTTTTCATCGGCTGTGGCGTAAACCATTTGTCTACTACCATCTAGTGCTCCTCCTGAAAGTTCAGCAATTTTGTTTGCATCACGTAGATATGGTCCGTAGTTACTGATCATTCTTGAAGGTAAGTCTTCGTATACTGGTGTGTTTGGATCGTTCATCATAACAAATCCAATTTCAGTACCACCTTCCGCTGGATCACTTTTAACAAATTCTCTTCTTAATCTTATTGCTCTATTAATAGAACTTTCAACTGCTTTTGCACTATTTGTATTATCAATTTTAAATTCGCTTCCGTTAATGTTTACCACATCATGATCTAGTGTTGTTACTAGAGGATATCTGTTAAGTCCTCTACCACGTTGTCTAGCAACTGTTAGTTCGACTGCAGGATAAGTTGCTGAAGGAGTTACAGAAGGCAATCCTTCAGGTGCTACCCAAAGTTTATCGCCGTCGATAGTAACAAACTGTGACGGCACTATCTGACTGTTTGCACTATAAGTTACTAAGTACTCATTTAGTTTTACGTCATCTGTTACTGTTATAATATTTGTAGCAGTTGGGCTATTACTTCCGTTGTAAGGAGTTTGACCTGTAACCATGCCTACTTTGTGTTCGTAGTAAATTGCAGTACCTGTTCTCGGTGCCCATCTACCACTTATTAAAATACTGTCTGGTGTTATAGAATCTATAACATACTTTTGGTTGTATATTTTAGGATCAGCAAAGTGTACAGCAATGCCTTTGTTTGATTGTGCATACACTGGCGATATACCATGTGGTCCAACAGTTTTTATTTCTATGCCTTCGCCATAAATTGTTCCTGACGTGAATCCTGGAATGTATGGAGCCTTAATAACAAAGTTATCGTGATCAATTACATTTTCAACTTTGTAAGCACCGCTAAATGTATTTGTAAATAATCTTACAGTATCGCCAACTCTCACTGAGTGATTTGGACTAGTAATCTTAGATTTGTTTAAGTGCCTAATTGTTACATTTGTCGAGTAACCTATACTTGCACCAGAAGTAATATCTTCAAATTCAAATCTTCTAAATCCTACTGATGCTACTGTAAAGAAGTTTGCACTACTTGGAGTAAACGATGTAAGTACCCGTGTTTGGAATCCTGGTGATTCTAAATTAGTTAAGAAATCAGTAACAGCAAAATCAGAATGTTTGATTGCAAATGTTCCAGTTGATGTGTTATAGGATTTTAATGTAATTGGGTAATTTATTCTTCTCTGTAATGCATCAAGTGTTGCTTGTTCTGTTGCTGTTCGTGGAGGTTCAAGTTTAAATTCTAATGAATCAGATATTTGACCTAAGAACTTAATACTTACTTTTGTTGCTGTTCCTCCAGCACCAGTAACCATTTTTGCTAATTGAGTTTGTGCTGGAACTGTTCTTACTGCTGTTGCTGTTGCATTACCGCTGACTGTAACTGCTGGTGTGCCACCACTGTAACCACTACCTCTATTAACCATAATGATTTCATCAACAGAACCGTTAATAGTTGCTGTTGCAACTGCCATCTCTGTGTTGTCACCTATAATTGTAACTGTAGGATTTGAAGTATATCCGCTACCACCATTAGTAATTGTAAAGCCTGTTATTGTTCCCTCTGCATCAACTGTTGCTGTTGCTGTTGCAATATCGGCTACGCCTGTTGTAGGTACAACATTCTCTGGAGGACTAATTGCAACTGTTACCGCTCCAGAAACATATCCTACACCGCCATCAACAACTGTTATAGCACTTACAGGTCCACTAATTCTTGCTACTGCTGATGCAGTATCTCCACCTGCACCACCACTACCATTTGCAATACTTACAGTAGGAGGCACGGTATATCCGCTACCTGCACTTGAAACAGTAATGCTTTCAACTCTTATTGGGTCAAATGTTAGTTCGTCTGTGTTTGCTAAAGAAACTGTTGCTTGATGCTGATCTATGATAGCCGCATTGTCTACCAATTCAAAGGCATCAAATGCCTCTATGTCTTGTACATTTCCTGTTGCAACTACAGTAGTGCTATCTGCCTGAGGAGTTAAAGCAATGTCGTTTATTTGCTTTCCAAAGTGAGGCGATACTGCTGTGATAGTTTTTGTTTTTCTTGGACCAATACTCTTAATACGAGCCTGTACCATTTGTGGTGCTTCAAAGTCGCTAATCTGAGATTGTGTCCTTCTAACTATATCTTCTTGATTCCATACAACAACTGGAGAACTTAAATTTGAATTGTCCAGTGATAACACATAATCTAAATATTTTCCTGTGTTAGGCTGACCAATTTCATTTGTATCTAAGTATTGGAAAAGGCTATCGTCTGTGATAAGTTGTACAGAGCCGTCATTATTTCTTTCTACATAGTGTACAGTAGCGGCAGTTTTTTCTAACTTATAAACATTCCAATCTTTGTTTTCGCTTTTTGCTATATGAATTAAATCATTTGTTGTTGGCTTGATTAATATATCGTCTTTGTATAATTCTGGAATACTAGCAACATCAAATGCTTGGAAAGTTACATTAGAACTATTTACATATCCAGCATTTCTAATTGTAGGATATGAATTATCTAATAGTCCAAAAGCATTTACCGATGATGTTGTAGGCCACAAGTTGTTGTCTTTAACACCTGTTGGCTTTTTAATAAATCTTGATGCGTCATCTATATCAATTACTATTGTATTATCAGTTTTGTCATCTTCTGTGATAAGATAATTTCTTTTTGCACCCATTCTAACAGCAATACCATCTGGTGCTGTTACTCTGATATTTAATTTTGTACCTGGTACATCTGTTGTTAGATTTTGACTTAGTTGTACTGTTGGATGTTCTATTACTTTAATTTCCGTACCAGTATCTAAAACAAATTCTAATCTTTGTTGTTTTCCGTCAGCATCTGATATTAATGGAGGATTTTTAATTGCTGTTTTAACACTATTAGGCAAACGTGATACATCAGGGAATGTAATACTAGCACCATTGGCGGCAATAGTATACATTGTTCCATTACTTGTAATATATTCTTGATCTGCTGTACCAGAATTATTATCATGATCACCAAACGAAATAGAGTTATGTGAGTTCCTGATTAATACATTGCCTATATATAAATCAACAAACTTGTAATCACCGTCAGTACCAATTTCCAAATTATTTACGTCAATTGGTGTACTTAGTGTAACTGTGAAACTGCTATTCTGTAATGGATAATAAACATTACCTTCATCTCTAGTTGCTGATACATTTATACTTGGATATGATTGTGTAGTTGTGCTAGTGTTTACACTACCAACATCATATGTGTATAATGATGAATCTATAGCAGTATCATTAAGTAATACTTCTATGTCATTTATTGTGGTTTGGCTAGTTGACCCTGGCATTGCACTAGATACTGCATACCTTTGTACAGGTTGATAGTGTATGTTAGCCGCACTATGACCAAAGTTTGCACCATTCTCTAAATAAAAATCTTTACCTATAAATTGTGCTGTATATTTTGTAACTGTTGAGCTTCCGCTTATAACTTCAGAAGCAATTAAATTTAATTGTACATTAGCATTGATGGCTGTATTATTATTCACAGCCGCTAATACGTTTGCTGTAGTAATTGCACTACCGCCGTTCGTAACACTAATTGTTATAGCGGCATTTGAACTTAGTCCGTCGGATATTTTTATACTTGCACTTGTTTGTGTAAAGTCAAAATAGTTGCTTGTTGTTGCAACAACTTTTGGTATTGTACCATTACTTTCACTAATTAGAACATTACTTGCTAATACCTTAGCAACTGGTATGGCACCGTAACCACTACCTTGATTTGTTACAGTTATTTTTTGTAACTTTCTAGTTGATGAATCTAATGTTACTTTTGCAGTTGCTTGTACGCCTCCCACTGGTGGAGCCGCTATTTCTATTGTAGGTGCTAAGTCATATGCATACTTAGGATCTATAATATCAATTCTTTCAACAACGTTTGTTACATTTTCTGGAAAATCTAATGTTATAAGTTGTGGATCTTGTTTAATATCAGACTTAACTAATTTAAGTTCAATACTTTGGTCATTTTCTGTATCACCAAAATCTCCTACTCTAAGTGCCCACTCGTCGAAAATATTTACGTTGCCGGATACTACTGCACTACTTCTTGCAATTCTGCCTAAACTTTCAGACGTACCTTTCCCTTGTATCATTCCTCTGTAGAAATCAAACTGTTCGTCGTCTTGAATATCTAATTCAGTTAGATAATCTCTTTCGGTATATCCAAACAAGGCTCTACTTGCTTCGTATACTTGTTTTTCAACAGGTATAAATCCAAACTCATGATAACGACCTAAACTTTCTGCTAAGTTGTCCAAGTTTGGTAATAGTTCATCACCGTCGATAATAAATCCTTGACTTAAGAATTTACCTTTCCAATTCTTTGTTCTTTGACCTTTGAGTTTTATTCTCTTATGTCTTTGATTAAATGTTTCATTGAAGATAACATCACTAAAGTTTGTGGTATTATCAAATACTAATGCATGTTCAACTTCTTTGGTGTAAAGCATCAAACTGTAAATCTGTTCGCCGTCTGGTGGGGAAACTTCTATGAATTCTCCTTCTCTGACTATAGTACAACTTGTAGGATCAATGCCTTCACCAAATTGATTTAATATTGTAAACTGCTCTCTGTCGGATCTGTTTATCTTAGCAATAAATCCTCTTGGTGCAATATATTTTACTTTACCTGCTAAAGGAGAAAGTTCAATGGTGTTACCTACTTGCCATTCGCCTGTTGTCCAGAATAGGAATTGTTTTGCACTATAGGCCCAATCTTGAACTGCTCCTGCAGAACTATTAAATTCCCCAAAATCAAATCCTAGTTCTTGTTGATAAAGTCCTAGTCCTATTAGTAAATCAAATATTTCTTGTACAGTTTTAAATTCTGTTTCATATGAAACACGTTTAGTTGATATGTCTTTTTCAATATAGTGTACTGCTTTTGCAGAATCTACCTGAGGTAACTTGGCAAGTTTTTGCCACAACTTACTTTCAAACACAGAACCTGATGCAATTCTCAGAGGTGCTTGATAAAAATTATTTCTATATTGTACAATGTTACCTGTGTCATAAGTTACGTTTGGCTCCCATACACTATATGCTTCTGGTTCGCCGCCTACTTCTACTTCTACTTTGTTGCCTGTCTTAAGTAGATTATAAACTTCAAAGTAACCTCTGTTTTTATCGTAACCTCTTACTCTATACCCTGTTTTAGTTTTTTCTACAATAACACCTGTGTAGAAATTTCTAGATTTGTAATTACTGCTATGCAATGTAGTTGTAATATTTTCTTGCGGAATAATTAAACTTGTTGCATTACCATCGTTGCTGTATTGATCTGTTCTTGCTGACAATGTATCCTTATCAATAAACCCACTCATTCTGTGAGCAAGTTTCATGTTAAGTGTTCTTAAAGGATTAACAAAGTTAAGAACTGTATCAAGTCCTTGGAATTTTAACCAACTGTTAATAAATTGTGTGTAACCAATATTGGTAATCATTTTACCTGTTGCTACATCTATATCACCGTGTATTTTAAAATCTGCTTTATCTAAGAACTTCCAACGTTTCTTTGTTACTTTACTTAGAAGTTGTGAATTATTGATTGTAGGTCTTTGTAATGCTACAGGGTCTGAGAATATTGTTGCAAAGCGACCTGGTTTAGCAAGTAGCAATGCTTCTGCTATAGCAAATGGATATGTTGAACTATACTTAAATGCGTTCTCTATTGGTGCGCCATCACCCAGTTTCCATACTCCGTCAGTACCTAACTGCGTAGACCTTGATACATTTTTTACACTACCAATAGCAGGATTATCTGCTTGATTTCTAGTTCCTTGGAATGTGGTATTGTCCTCGCCTAATACATTTACTCTAAGTTTACCTCTAACACCTCCGCCGTCGTTACCTACTGTTGCAGTAGCATAAGTATATCCGTTACCTACTGCTGTAATTGTAATGCTAGAAATTTTCTTGTCAACAATAACTGCTGATGCTGTTGCTCCTGTGCCATCTCCTGTGATTGTAATAGTTGGTGCCGACGTATATAATCCACCTGCGTCTATAACATCAATAGATGAAATTGTTCCTGTTGCTTCAGTTTCTGCTCTAAACTTACCTGCCCATCTATCTGTTGTTACAATACCACCACCTACGTGATATGGGAAAGCAGGCTTATTGTTTGCGTCTACAGTTGCAACATAATGCCATATAGGTGTTGCACTATCTTTTGTTACAGCATATCTCATGTTAAATGAGTCTGTAAAACCACTTGATCCTGCACTTGCACTAATCTTGAAGTCTTTTATGAATTGTCCTGTTGGTTTACCACCAGGCCCTGTTGTTTCGCCTGTGTTTCCTGTGCCTCTTGTTCTAGTATCTAACTCCCAGCCACTTTGTATTCTTACTACAGAACTTGTATTGTCATTAGCATCGCTGTAACCATAAGGTCCGTAAATTGGTAAGCCATCAAATGCCCAACCAACAACCGGTGATGCATTTGCAGTATCCCATTCTGTAAGTCCTAACACATCTGGATTTATTGTATAATGTGTTGCTACACCTTGTTCAGTTATAACAGGATTTGTAATATCTTTTTGTTGTGCTTTGTTATAGATCCATGTTGCTGTTTCATAAGTTTTATCAGTGTCCCAATATTCGCCACTATCGATACTCATTAATGGATCACCATTAACTAAAACACCAATTGCTTTTGCTTTTACTTGAGGGGTATTGTTCCAAGTAGATGCATCATTAAGTTGTGATCTTCTTGGTATAACAAACGATGTTACTTGTTCTGTTGTCTTTTTATCTGCGGTAGGCAAGTTATTACTTTCAACATACAGTTTATCAGAAGCAGTAACGTTTATACCATCTAACTTTCTAAAACTGTTTGTTCTAAAAGCAAATTGATCATCAGCAGAGCCTTCTGATGCTACCCATGTTGTAGATATTGTTGTAGTATCTGTTGACTTAATTCTATAAGGACTAATAAGTTTTGCATTAGCATCTATTGGTAATAAGTCCCCTAACCCTATACGTCTGTAAGGATTATTAATCTTGTAATTGTTTAGATTCTGTCTTGGACCTTGTCTAATAATACCTTCTTCTAAATCAGTCCAAAGTTTTGTATTGCCTGAACCGTAATCAACTCTTGGTATTAATCTGTCAATGTCATCTACATCATACACATAGTATTCTTCGTCCCACCATAGTGGCTTTTCAGTAAACCCTAACATCTCCCAAGGATGTGTATTTGGTCTTACTGTGTCATAATAAAATTCGTACCAGCCTCTCCAATGTCCTGGTAATTCGGTGCTACTGTAATTCCAAGACCACTCATCTTGGGAATCAAAAAATTCGTTTACAATAGGATCTAAGTTTTCAGATATTGTCCATGATGAAAAATAGTGTCTAATTAAATCATAAAACTCACCATGTGTATATCCTGTATCTCTAAAAGCACCACACCTAATATCTATGCTGTTGTATGCTGGTAAACTGTTTGCAGTTCTAAATTCTGCTTTTGCAGAGTTGTAAATTCTTGTTTCAAATTCTAATAATATATCGTCACGGAAATCGCCAAATGCTTTTTGTCTACTACCGTCATGACCTACCAATGTTGTAATTGGTGTTTTAAAACTTGTGTCTGTTTCAAGTATAGGTTGATACAATGGCATAATACCCATTGTACTTGGAGTAGGCGGACACTGGGCACTATCTCTTTCTGCATTATAAAGTTTTGTACATAATGTATCACCACCTGATGCTGATGTTAATAATTTTACAGTCAGTGGACTAAAACTTGTAATTGTATAATCTTTTTCAACAACTAAAAGTTTGCTGTTTAAGTACACTAACAAACTGTTTTCAATTAAATCTAAATCAGCAAAAGAACTTAGTGTATATGTTACTGTATCTGTAGTAACAGTAAAATCTTCTTTTGTATAATTGTCACCAAATGGTAGAATATATGTTTTGTTAAAAACATCATTGCCTATTTTAAAACTTGTAACATTCCTTAATACCTGATCTAAAACATATTCATTTGTAAGTCCTGTTGTAGCATTGGTATTGTAATACTTTTCAATTTCATGTCGAAGTCTATTTTTAAATTTAATATATTCGTTGGCATTAAATCTCAATGCATCAACTAAGTTACTTGGATTATCGTCAACAAGAAAAGCACCAAGCATTGTGTCTTGGTTTGTTTGTACAATATCGTTTTCTACGCCAGCAACTTTTGAAGAGTCTTGATAGTTATTACTTCCTAAAGATTCTCCTGAGAAGCCTTGTTGCTTTTCTATGTGTTGTTTAAATTGTCCAATATATTCTGGAGCACTAACATTTAAAATATCTTGGTTAGTTGTGTTGTGTCCCCAACTTAGTGGCAGTTCATATTTGCTTGGTCCTTTTGAACTAATCAAGCCTTCTTTTGCAGATGCACTAATTTCTATGAAGTCGCCAACATTAAAAGTTTGCGTATCAGGAAATTGTATAAATGCAGGTCTGTCACCGTATGTAAATGTTGTTACTGGTATTGCATTAATTAATACAGTGATATCATAACCACACACTTTTGTTGTGTCGACATCAGGATAACAGCCTACAAAAAAGTCTGTAACATTTGCATCTATGTCAACCTGTGTAAGAGAATATGATGTAAAAATTCTTTGTTTGCTTGGCTCATCAATAAATTTCCAAGCATTATGATATTCTGGTACTGTTTTGTCCAGTTTGTAATAATAATATCCTTTTATGTTCGACGCACTATTTGTTGTAGCGGATTGATTATATTCTGCTGTCAGAGAACCATCGTATTCACCATGGAACTGTGTTGAACCCATCTTAAGTCCATTTGGCATATAGAAAGTTTGTCCAAAGAATACGTGAGCATGTGATGTACCATTACCACCGTCATGAGTATTAGATTTGGCCTCTGTTGCATACAATGGATAAAAACCATTAATTGCAAAAGGTCCTTCTGTGTTTGTTGCGCCAACGAAATTAACTGTAGCCATTAGTATCCATATCCTCCGCCTGAACCACTTCCACCTGAGCCGGATCCACCTGTATTATTACTTGTATTTATCGTTGAAGAAATCGGGGAACTTGCAATCGGAGTTGCGCCTGTTGAGGTAGTTGTAGTGCTTTCTGTAAGGTCTGCTGATGTAAGAGAACCGTTGTAATTTCCGTGGAAGGAAGTTACTCCTAATTCAAGTCCATTTGGCATGTAAAAAGTTTTTCCAAAGAACACATGTTCATGTGCGGTGCCGTCTCCAGCCGCTTGTGCTAATGTTTCTCTGGCATACAAAGGATAGTATCCGTTTATAGAGTATGGACCACCAGTATTGGATGCTCCTAATGTTACACCTGTTGCAGTATTACTACCAAAAGGCGTAAAGTTAAAACTTTCTGTTTCTATGAAGTTTTCAAATAATATTTCACTCTGTGCATTAAATTGTTTGTACACTAATTGTTGTCCTAGTTGTGGGTCTACTATACTGCTTTTAGTAATATTTGTTGCATTCTCAGGCACTTCTACAGCATAACCAAATATTTTGCTACCGTTAAATGTAGAAGCAGGATATACCGCAACATCATCTAATGCTACGCCGTCGCTGTCGTACAAATTAAATAATGGTGCTTGATTAGGTAAAACTTTTTCTTGACATCTAATCCATTGCAATCCGTCCCATCTAAATTCTTTACCTAGTTGCGACTCACCGCTTCTAACGGAAACTGTTTGATTTGCTAATGCCATCAAAGGCTTGAATAGTGCATCACCTTCATTTGTATTTGCAGGATTAGTTTCAGGATCGCCAACCTTCTCAAGTCTATATTGGCCGTTTAAATAATACCCTGATCCACCATTTGTAACTGTAACTCCTGTAATGGCTCCACCTGAAATAGTAGCGGTTGCTGTTGCTCCACTACCAAAGTTATTACCTGTTGCTCCACCTATTGTTAGTTCTGGCACAGAGCTGTATCCACTTCCACCATCAGTAACTGTTATAGCACTAATAACACTATCTCTGCCTTGTCCTGTTAGTGTGATACTAAATTGTGCTCCACTTCCCACAGTAGTTGTAATAACAGGATCTGCTTGTATTTTTGTAAGTTTATAAACATACTTTGCAATGTCTGTTACTTCGTTGTTAAAAATAATTTGATCGTAATTAAGTCTGTTTACACCGTCTACAAATGTTGTGCCTGCATTACTTCCATCTAATTCTTTGAATGTATAGTTATATGCTACTGCATCAATGTCAGCAATAGACTTTCCTGTTCCGTGATCATATAGTTCTAGTGTTTTGTCAAATTCGATAATAGGTCGACTTGCACGAAATGATCTACTAGGCAAAGAATTATCTGCATCTAAGAAATTATTTTTATGATACCAAAAGTTAATTCTACTCCAGGCATTATTGTTAATTGCATTTTTTTCTTGTACAACATAGTCAACTGGAGATCTATCTGCAACATCAACTGTAAATTTTAAATTACTATAACCAGTTGCCGCTTTTAATTGTGCAACAAGTTCCACAATGTTTCTTGGCTGTGCAGTTGCATGATTTATTGATATAGTTGTGTTACCATCGCTAAGTGTTGTTGTGCCATTGTATCTGTTCAATGTTCCAACATTAATAGTTTGAATTTCTGTTTTTGTTCCTGGTGCTCCGCTTCCTTTGATGTACACTTCTGGGTCACCAACATCAGAAGTAATAGCATCACCTGTTTGTGGAGCATTATATGTTACTGTGTCTGTAACTGCACCAGTTGTTTTGTAAGTTAGGTCAATGCTGTTGCTTGTATATCCTGTAGATGTATATCTAGCACTTAGATTTACTTCCTTCTTAATTAATGATATGCTTTCGCCTACACCCTGTACAACATATTCTATGTTATGTTTTGAAGCAGGAATAACGTAATCACCACTAAATGTTACAACCATGCCATTACGAAATGCTTTACCGCCTGATGGAGTAAAAGTTTTCATTCCTATTATATCTTTATCAATATCAATATAATTTTCTACTGTTCCTGTGATTGATATAGCATCAGGCCCTTTTGGATACCAATAGTATTCTTGATAGTTTGTAAACTTATCTATGTTTATTGGAGGTAAAAATGATGCAAATTTTTCTGAGAAAATTTTATTGTGATTTTTAACATTAACACCATATGTCTCTAATGTTTCTACAAGTTCGTCATAGAAAAACAAGTTTTCACTTTGTCCTGTAGTTGTATTAATAGTGTTTACAGTTGGTGTTAGTCCATAGAATTTTTTAACTGTTGTAGGTTCTGCTAAGAATTTACCACTTACATTTACGTCATCACTACTCGGAGAGCCGATATATCCTTGTATAGGCTCTACATTTGATTTACTGAATAATTGCTCTACAGTACTTTCAAAAAAGTTTTTTATCGCAGTAGTTTGAAGTACCGCGGGTAACTTTTGGTAAACTTTCTTTTCAGACATTTATTATGATCCTAATGTTTGGTTATCTAATCTACTTACGATTTCAATATCGCTAACTGTTGCTGTACTTAAGAACAATTCATTTGGTTCTGCTTTTACTTGGAACATCTCACCAAATTTTCCTGTAGAGCTCTTTGGCAATATTACAATACTACCTATGCTACTACCAAGTTGTTGATGAATATATGAACTTAGTTCTGTGAAGTAAAATGATTCTCCGAACTCCCAATTTGTTACATTGAAATATGTATTGATTGCAGTTATGACTCTTGCTTTCAACTCATTATCACTAATCTGATCAGATAATTTAATAATCTTAAATTTTGCCTGATGTACCTCGTCTGCTTGTGGCCCAAACAGTAATTTAAACTTAGCACTTCTGTAAACTAATGAATCACTTGCTGTTTTGTATTGATCTAAATTAGTAAATTCTGATGCTAGTTGATCACTTGTTGGCTCTAAAGGAAATGATCCTACTGGCCTTGCTTGCCATTCTCTAACCTGTGTGTAATAACTTGTTGTTAGCACAACCATTTCTACAACATTACTAATACTTGGATCAATTCTCACATCACTTGGTGCAACATGATTCCAACGTATTGTTCCTGGTGCTATAAATGGAGCGGCAGTATTTTGTGTTTTACCTCTACCATTCTTAACAAAGTAATCTGTTGTTTCACTTAATTTTACTTGGCTATTTGCTGTACTCAAAGGAGTTAGTTGATATGTTTTCATATCATCCGCTGTTGTAATTATTAGTCCTTTGCTGTTTACTAAATTTTCAAATAGCATTGCTACTGTTTTATTTTTAACAACAATCCATTTTGATGTACTTAATGTTACTGGCTTGTTGTAAGATATTGGTGAAACACTATCTTTTGTATCATCAATAACTAAACTGTCTTCTCTTCTAAAGTCATGTATAATTCCACTACATGGTTTATCATATCTATAACCATCAAAGTCTGTGTAGTATTCAAAGTACACATAATCTGAATCATCGACATACTCTAAAAATTGTATTGGTCTATCTGGTACTAAATCATTATCAGTATCTAAAGGAGCAACAATAACTTTTCTATTGTCAGTGTATCCATCGCTTTCCTTGAAACTGTCAACAACTTCCCATTCAATAGGCTTATCTAATTTTTCTTTGCTGTTTTCATAATGAATAACTATTTTATCTCTGTAAGGAGGATTTGCAGAGCCATCTCTTGAGTAGTGATAGTCACCATTCTGTACTCTGTTGTATTCTAATTTTCCTACGCCTGTTACAGTATCATAGGATTTAAATAAAATTCTTCCTAGGTCTGGACTTGTGTCTTGTGATGTACCATCTGTACCCCAAGACTTAGAAGTATCATCAAGACCTGAACCTGTTCCTGCTACACCATCTGCTGTAACAACCTGTGCATTTGCTCTAAATATTTTTTCTCCACCTGGTGAACCTCCATTAGGAACTTGTCTATAAATTACATATGGTATTGCTTCAGAGGTATCAACAAAATTACTTCCAAATGTTGTGTTGTTAAACGGTATATCTATTTTGCTAGGTAAACTCTGTATAGTTCCAATATTATTTGCAATTACTACATTAGTCTCACTTGTTATACCACCTACCTGATGGAACGTATTTAATGTGATAACTGCTTCTTCAACATATCTATTAAATGAAACTTGATCTGCAACTGTTGTTCCAGATGTTTTCATAATACCAAAGTTACTTACCCATTGTGTATCTACATCTGTTGCTTTTGTATCTCTTGTTCTCAACGGTAAATTAATTGCAAGACCGATAGGTTCAATTGCTAATCCAAATTCTGAATTTATCCATTTTGAGCCACTCCATTCAAATGTCTCTGATGTTCCTGGCTTTGTATTTGTGCTTGTAATAATAACTGTATCCTTGTTACTTTTATTATCACTACCTAATGTTTTAACAGATTTTACATTGTAGAATTTAAGATCTGCTTCACTTTGAACAACATATTCGCTACCACGAATTGTCATTTTATACTTGTAATTATTAATATCAATAGCACTATACTCCATGAGTATAACCCAACTGTTTGGACCTGCATTAGCAGAATCTAAACTATATGTGCCTGTTTTAGAGGCTGTTGTTAGTTCTGTGCTTGGTATTTTATACCATGAATCTGTAATTAAATTATACCCAATACCGAAAGTTTCTCTGTTCTTTATGGCTGTTTCGAACCCATTTACACCACTAATTTCTGCTACAGAGAAAAGTTTTCTCATTGATACTATTACTTCTCTAACCTCCCAAAGTGCTGGCACTTCTTCGCTTAAAGTAATTGGTCCTATACTTGTACTAAGTCCTGCACTTAAGGCACCATTGTTTTCAATGTTTACAAGCCTTACCCATTTTGTGCCACCTATGTTATCTGCAGGATCAACAAATTTTAAAAATGTATTTTCTTTGAACATTGCAGTTTGTGTCAATGTGTTTACTAAAACATTTCTATTTCCGTCAGTAAACTGTTCGCTAATGTATCCTGACTTACTTTCGCCTGTAAGAGGTAGCGGATTCCAAACTACTTGATCTTGTGTCTCATACCTAAAGTTTGCATAAGAACCACCCATTGACGGATTAGTCCATGCGTTTCTCATTTTGTAATATACAAAATTATTTACTTTTCTATTTTTTAATGCATTTGGTAAAATACTTGATACTACTTCTAATGCTGTTGTGGCTTCGTTGACAATAACTTCTTGTGTGTGGTTAGAGTCGTTTGAATACAAAAATGCATCATCGGCAAATGTATCTATATTATGATATGTTCCTGTAGGATCATTAATATCAATATATCTACTATGCCCAGAATGTGTTCTGTTTATAGATTTTACTTTTGTTATATTACTGCTTTGTGTTTCTGGGAACACATTGTAATCTTGTGCTGATACCATTCTATTTTGTGTATAGAATGTTTTAGGTGCTCTATCTTTAATAGCCGCTAAACTTTCTGAAGGAGCACTATTACCTACTTTATACTGTAGACTATATGTTAATGTAAGTTTTTCTTCTTTACCTGCGGCATTAACATATGGTACTGTGATTGTTAGATTTTTTGCTTCTTCAGGATTAATTGTATATCTCGAAGGATCGCTTGATCTATACCAAACTCTATAGATACCTGTTGGCACATTTCCAAACTCACCATCTGGAAAACGTAATCTAATACCGTTACTATCGCCTACGTTTTCAACTGAATATAAGTTTCTAGTATTTAAACTTATGCTGTTATAGTTAAGTGTTTGTCCAACTGTGTTAGGTATCTTGGTCCATTTGTTTAACACTTGTCCGCCAGTGTTTACTTCTTGCAAGTAAACATCTGATTCATTAATGTTTGCAACTTGTATGTCTTGTACTCTGTTTTCAACAGGAGTAGTATAGTTAAAGTCTGCAAACTGTAACTGTCCTTGCCTGAACATTACAAAGAAACCTGTGTTACTACTTCCGTTTCCTTTACCATCATTTCTGTAAATCAAATTAAACAGATTGGTTGGATCAGGATGTCTTTCAAAGAAATGACTGTTGTCTTGGAAAGTTGGATTAACAATGTTAATCTGCTTCTGTGCTCCTGCTACTCTCACAGAGTTGTTATAACTAATTGGTGAGTTTAAAGGAGTATTCAATTGATATAGTTCTGTTTTTATATTATTAATACTGCCTTCTTGAATTGGAGAAGTAAATCTGTTAGTACTGCTCATTGCAGAGTTCAATACCGATATAAATTGTTCGTAGTTATTATTGTTGTTTGCATCGTCCCAGTAAATTACTCTGTTACTAAGATTTTGTCCGTTGCTGTCTGTCATCTGTTCAGATGTTTTAATACTGACTATTTTCATTAGTCCACTAGCAGGAATATTTCTCTTAGGATTGTATCCTAACATTCTTGCAAGTTTAAATACCGAGTCTTTTCTTTCTGCTGTTTCTAAAAAGTTTTCTCTAGTATTGATGTCCATTCTAAATGCCAATGACTGAGAAAGATATGCTAACAGTTCTATGATAGCAATAAATTCTGAACTTTCTATATAGTCATTGAAGTTTTCTGGAAAATTTGTTTTGACATAGTCAACCATTGCCCCACGCATAGTATCAAAGTCATATGCTTGATAGTTTACTTCGCTGTATGCTTTGTAGGCTACTTTCCAGTCTTCAGCGGCAAATAAATTATTTTGTCTACTTTTAGCCATTAACTAATACCTTCTTCAATTTGCTGAGTGTAAGTCAAGTATAATGTTTCAACGGAATTAAACGGAATCACGTCTATAACCACTTCGGCACTGATTGAATTATCTAATACCAGTACCTTAACTTTTTTCTCTTCGACCCTAGGGTCTCTATCTAAAATTCTTTGTATATCCTCTTTGACAAGTTTTTCTACTTGTCCTGTTGCTGGGTCCATAAGCAAATCCCAAATAATGCTACCAAAATTAGGTCTCATTGGGCGTTCGCCTTTTTTAGTGTAGAATTCATTTTCAAGATCTCGAAGCACACACTCTTTACCTGTAACCGTGAAAGGTGCCTTCGTTCTACCTACTGTACTGAATCCTATTAACCTAGCCATACTGTTATTTATCAGAATCAATATAATGGGTTTTATTTTACCAAAAAGGTTGACATACTGCTTCAAGTATGTTTAAATACGCATAAGCATAGTAGATATGTGACACGGCAACACATGTTGTTGCTCCCATAAATCGGAAGAGGATTTCGAAATGCGTCACCTTAACAATGTGTTCAATGAAATTTGGGCACTTGCAGAGGAACGTAATCGAGAAGGTGCAGGGTTTATTAAGATTTACGAATCTAAAAAACGTTATGTTACCTTTGGAATCTATGATTCCATTACTAAGAAGTATTGCTTGTTTAACACAATCAATCTTGTTGGTAATTTTCGATACAACTCTAAAGTTGTACCACCAGAATTTGCAGAAATGCGAGAATTGGTGGCCGGCTAGTCAAAGGGCAGGCAACTGCCCTTTTTTACCTATAAAGTGTAATTATTGCACTATAATTTGTAAATAGTATTATGGCGGATCACGAAAAAACTGAAGCCGAAACTTATAGACGACTAGCAATTAGTTTAGAAAATCAAATTGATATTCTTAAGAAATGTGTTGCTGAAGAGCAAAAAGCAAAGTACAATGCATATAAAAGAATTAATGAACTTAATAAGCAGTTAAACTCTACTAAGCAGTAGGCGGTCCATCTTCAGAAGTTTTCTTAACGTAGAATTCTTCACGTTGTGTTTTGATCATTTCAGCCAACTCTGTCCAACTAACTCCCCCATCAGGTAAATCACCAAAGTCTAAATCCATTTCGTCGGGTGACTGATAAAGTTGAGATTCGTATAAACGTCTCCCTTGCAATACTGGGTCAACTGTACCACCTGGCTTATCTAATACCCATTTTTGCATTTCTCTACCAACCAAGTTGTGTTTACTTGGATCGTTTACATAGTCTCTAAGTCTGCTACTTGCAAAAACTTCTGGCCCTACACTCTGAGCAAAACTTGTTATTGCAAGTTTACCATTTTCGTGCAGTGGTGTGTCGATATCTCCTGCAATTTGAGAATACACTTTGTTCATATCGCCAACAAGTCCTAATGTTGAACCCACTGGTCCTATGCCAGAACTAAAATCAACAAGCATGTTACCAAACTTGTCTTGGAAAATTCTTTCTCCTTCAACAGGCATGGTTATACCAACTTCTTTTAATTTGTTTACTAAGTCCATACCATCTGTGGCTGTTGCTATAGCATCGTCAACTAAACCTTTCAGCTCACCAAATTCTGCACCTAACATATCCATGTCAAAGCCAAATTGGTCAATACCAAATGCTTCTAATTCTGCCATCATAAAATCTAATTCTTTTTGCAAGCCAATTATTTTTTCAGATAATGCATTTGAAGTTGGAAATCTAATCGGCGGTAGTGCGGCTTTAATACCTGCTATAACACCACCAAGTCCTGCTAATTCTAAAAGTTTTGTAGCATCCATTGATGCAAAGTTATTAAGAATACCTAATGCTTCGTCGTATTGTGGATTACCACTTAAAAGCGAATCAGCGGCTCCTAATGGATCATTAACAGCACCCATAATGTCATTTGCAACACCTGTTGCTGTTGCTACACCATCTCCAATTTTATCTGTGGCTGTTTTTGCTTGATCAGTAACACCTGCAATAACATTACCTGCTTGGTCAACATAATTTGCACCTTTGTTCGTGCCTTTGGTTGTTTGCACATCATCTGGTTTTGCTTGTCCTTCCTCACTTGATGCTGGCGGTAATTTTTCATCTACTTCTTGATCTGCTGACGGTTCCTGTTCGGAACTTGTTATAGGATCTGCTTGATAGTGCGATACATATGGCTCTTTTGTTACCAGTGCTGTAAGTATTGTTTCAACTTCGTCTTGTTTACCTGTTCGTTTACCTGCGGTAGGAGCCAAAGGTTTTGCAGACTTCATTGTGTTTTCAACATTTACTTCTACTGCGCCTTCTAAATCGCTTGTGCCATCTCCGTCTGAATCTGATGTTATACCAGGCTCTGGCTTTTCAAACTCGGGTGCCTTTTCTCCTGCATCTTTAAATTTGTTTGTTCCGATCTGCGGTGCTGGTACGGACGGCTGGGGCGGTACTGCTGGTATGCCTGGGCCTGTATTGAGATTAATAAATGAACCCATCAAAGAAACTGGACCAGTTGATACAGCATTTACGGCAATAGCAGATTTAAAATCAATTGCACCTACATCAGATAGAAAAGCAATACCAGAACCCCAAGGTAAGGCAGTTCCTATTGCTGTCATATCATGTTTGGCACCAGTGTAAGCAATTCTACCTGCGGCACTAAGATCCATATCACCGTCTTTTGATGTCATAGCAACACCTGTAGCACCTAAGCCTGTTAATGCACCTGTGGCTTCAAATCTAATATTACCACCTACTCCTAATGGAGGTATGCCTAATGCACCTAGCATTGGTATACCAACATATTCGCCTTTGGCACTTCTATCACCTGCGGCCTTCATGAGGACATTTTGTCCTGCTTCTAAATTTAAATTGCCGTCTGCTCTAATGTTCATATTCTTTTCTGCTCTCATGTTTATGGAGCCTTCACTGAACAAATTAATATCACCGTTTGCGGCTAATTCAAACCAAGCACTACCTTGTTTGTTAATCATGTATATACTACCAGTTGTATCATCTAATAGTATTTGTACGCCTCTTCTAGTTCTAAGTCTTATTAAGGATTCTTTTAAATTATCGTCCATAACAAATTGGTGTCCACCCAATCTGTGATTAAAGTTGTCAGGGTCTCTTGGTCCAGGAGTAAGTATTCCAAATACTTCACTTGGCGATTCTCTCCTTGAAGAACCTTTTCCTGCACCTCTTAATGGATCTTGTAAAAGTCCTTGCTTTGTAATTGATTCTGCTAAGTCAACGTGTACAGGGCGTAATGCATCGTTGTGTGATTGTCTTGCGTCTCTTCTATTCTTTTCTGCTACAGGCATAGACAAACTAGGGTCACTGTAACTCTTACCACTTGACATACCTGGTACCATGTGATGAATTTTATCTGGAAAAACGCAACTGACTACAAATGCCTGACTAGGGTTAGCATCTGCAAAAGTAATTAGTACTAGGTTTCCCACGTCTGGTGGAACCATCCACATACCGTAACTTTTTTGTGTGCCTATATAATCTTTAACATCTTCGCCTAAGCCTTCTACATCTGTTGTGCCTGCAAATGGTGATGCCCATCTACATGGAATGTATGATGCTGTATTACTTCTACTACCATCTAATGCAGGAACAAAAACTTCCATTCTGCCTGATCTTGATTCGTCTCTGGTTGATACTACTTCAGCAAGAAAAACACCCAACAAGGAACGCCTATTAAGTGACTTCTCGTACTTAATTCTAGCATTTGCGGCCTTATGTCTTGTTCTGTTTAAATTCTTAGCCATTATGGTGCTGGTTCCTCTTTATTAGTGTTCTCTATTTTTGATTCTTGTGTTGGTACAACTCTTTGTGCATTTACACTTACAGAGTATTCACCATTAGAAAAATTATTTGTCACACTAACCAATCTGTATATTCCACCGAACGATCTAGAGACTCCGTCTCCTTTCCAATAACCAGTATTTATATCACTGTCCTCATCTCGCCAGTCCATATCGAATGTCTTTGGAGAACGTATTCCTAAATAGAAGTGATTATCATCTTTGTAAAAATTTGCTTGTTCCTCGTCAGAATTATCATTTGTATCTTTACCCAAATACCAAGGATCACCTCTAAGTTCCATGTCTAGTTGTATTAAGAATGCTAAATCATTTGAATGCTGACTTGCAATCACACCAAACAATGTATTTTGTACACTACCTTTTTTAATTGTGGCGGCTTGGCTTTCAGGATCATTTACATTTTCTGTTGAATCAAGTTTTTGTTTTATTACTGTTGCTTCTTCTACTCTCTCAAGTGTTAGATAGCCTAATTCTTCTAAGTCATTTGCTGTAAGAGGTGTTTCCAATGGGTTGACTAAATCAACAGCATAATTATAATCACTGAGTTCAGGATTGTATTCTGGGAATGGTTCTGTGGCAGTAATTTGTGTTTCGTTATTAAGTTTTTTAAGTGCTTTTGAATCTAATGCATTTTCTAATGCTTGTTGATTTGCTTCGTTATTTCCTTGCAATGCACCAGTAATAGTTTCAACATCAAGACCCGTTGCATCTTCTAATTGTTGCACCAATCCTGATAATCCATCTTCTGCTATGTCTTTTAATTTATTAATGCCATCCATAAAATCTTTGAAGATATCTTTTGCTGTTGCATTTCCTTTTGCTTCAATTAAGTTTTCAACAACACCTTCTAATGTAGTATCTTCTCCTGCAGGAATAGAACCGGCTTTTTCTGCCAACACTAGTGCGGCTTGTCCAATAGCACCTCCCTTTGGTGGAACTAATAATGCAATACCGTTATTGTATTTTATATCTAAACTTTTTATTTGATCATTAAGTCCAGAGAATATGTAATGATATGCTTTTTTCAAACCGCCTGTTGCAAAAATTTCTTCTGCTCTGTTTTTATAATCTTCTTTGGATACTTCTATTTCCTTTGAGTCAATTACAATATCAGGCCTTGAACTTCTATACAGTCTTGGTTTGTATATTACCTTATGTGCATATGAGTTTCTAGATTTATCAAACTTTAATTGTGTGACATTTGCATCCATTTTAAACCATATAACATGTGCTTCTGAAGTGTTAGCATCAGACTCTGCATCATCTATTTGTTCTTTCCTACTAATCTTATCGTAAAATTCTTGGTTCATACTAAGCAACGTTGCAAAGTATTTTTCAATGGTCATGTCTTTAGGAACATTAATTTTGTCTTCTTCAAATATTTGTTCTGGTTCTTCGCCTTCTACTTTTGGCTCATCGACTAACGCCTGCTTGGCGGTAACAGCATCTCCTATTTCGTAAGTTCTCAAAAGTCTGTTACGTTCATCTGCTTCTGCATCTGCACTAGTAATTAATGTCTCATCATTTATTCTATTTTGTTTAGCAGTACCATCAGAGTTAGCATCAGTTTCAGTACCAAGTAATGCTTCTAAGTCAAATTCAAATTCATCTGGGACTTCATGCGTAGCAGTTTCTTTGTGATAAGTGTTTAGTTGTTCTTGTAAACTATTAACATGCTCTGTGATTGTCTTGCCTGCTGTACTTATATTTGCTGGTATTTTAAACAGAGGACTGCTATAAGCAAAACTTTTTGTTGGTATTGCTTTGATATCGTATCTACTTCCGCCCTCATCTATTTCTACATTTATTTCTGTTATGTTAAGTTTCCATCTATAAGGTCCGCAAATTTGTGCAAATTCGCCGCCGTCATCTTCGTCTGGTTCATACCCTGCTTCATAGCCCTGGAATCGTATTTCTAAAAATACTACAGGCATGTAATCATTTTCTTGGCCAAGAAATGCTCTTGCCATTTGCATCTGATCTAAAAATGTAGCGGCACCAGGTTGATGTACAGTAAAGTCGACTTGTATTGCATTTGGTCCGTCAGTGGCAGTTAGTGCCTGTATACTTATATCATCTATAGATGCGGCAGTTACACCTGTTTGTGCTAGTATAACTTGATCTTGTGGAGGTCCTGTTAAGGATTCATCAAAAGAAGCAACACCGTCTTTGGCGTCAACAGAAAGTTCTTTTCTGAGCATGTACAACTTTACATTATAAGTTGGTAATGCATATCTGTCGAGAATGTTTCCGTAAACTTTGCCTACGTATGGATCATCTATTTGAGGTATATTGCTGTTTGCCATCTTAACCTGTAATGTTCTTTATAGAAGACATCGCAGGTAATTTAATAGTAGTTCCTGCTTTAAAGTCTCCAAGTGGATCTTTTAAAATATCCGGATTCCTTGCCGCAAACACCCACCATAATTGATTTTTTTCGTATAGTACATGTGCTAGTTTATCTGGTCTTTCCTCGTATTCCGGTGTAATTGTGAATGTTTCATCTTCAATGCTTTTTCCTATTTTAGGAATGTTCACATTGACATCGAGAAACTGAGAATCTCTATTTTCTGCTCTGCTTAAAAAACTTTCTCTTTTATATGTAGGCATTAGATAAATCCATCCTTATATGATTCACCGCTTGTAAGTGTATCGAGGTTAAACTTCCTTCTTAGTTTCTGTGGTGTGTATGCTGTTTCTAAGTTAACCATTATGTTTGTTCTTGTAGGCACATGCGTAACAGTATCACCAACTTTAACAGGTACATAGTCAACTTCTTCCATTAACTGTATGTTGTAACTTGTAACAATTACAGGTACCTTGTTAAACATGTGGTCACCCATGTATTCAAATAGTAATACTGGCGGTGGTCTACCGTAGTTACCAGCCGCTACTGCTGAATCTCCAAATGTGCCTTTACCGCATATTCTTAAAAATGCAAAAATGGCTAACAAGTATCTTGCTTCGTAAATATCGTTTGCTGTGAAATCAGCGGCTACTGGCAAGATAGGCGGTGTACTATTTTGAAACGTTGGTATCTGATAGTTCATGCCTTGATAATGTGCTTGATTGTAATTTGATTGTCCTTGCATCATAATGTTTGGAGTGTATTGCCATACCATGCCACCAGACTCTTCAATAGGTTTTAATAAGTAATCACCTGAGTCACCTTTTGTAGTTTTTTGATAAAATAGACTTTCACCACCTTTTTTAGGTCTGAGTCTTGCTCTCCAATCGTATGATTGAGACAATGTTTCGTCTGTTTCAATTCTTTCAGACGCCTGAGACATAAGTTCTGCTTCTGCTATTAAACTTTGTAGTCTGCGGTCAATCTCTCCTTCAGTAAGTGCTATGTTTGGATTGTTTGGTAAACCATAACCAGGAAATGCAGAACCAAGCATTCTATCAAAGAATGTCTTTGCTAAAGGGTTTTTATTGCCAAGTTTACTGCTGGCTTCTGCTATTTTGTTGTTTAGCAGTCCATTGAACGCATTCTTGGTTTTAGATAAAAAATCAACCATATTGTCTCCTATATTTGTATTTATCAACATCATTAAGTGCTGTTTTTATTTTTCACGATTTTGACAAAAACTGCTTGACTTTTGTTAAGTATAATGTATAATAACTGTTTAATATTATAATTTTGGAGAACACATGGCACAACCTAAGAAGGTAAATTACCTTAATAATAAGGACATCTTGAAAGAGATTCACAAAAGCAAGATGAGTTTTTGTTGGCTATCGGACGAGAAATATTTCCAGCATGACGTTATTGTAGATGACGTTAAGAAGATTAATAAAACAGCAATTAAACAAGCAAAAGAAAACCAAGCATCAAGAATTCAAAGCGAAGCCTATGCTGAAGCAATGATACAGCATGGTAGTGGCGACTACAGAAACAAGCCAAAGCAAAAAGAGTTTGCTGTAGATATTGCTACTATTTCAGACGAAGATGTAACTTTTAGAGTCATGACAATGGAACACATTCCATTAGAGCCTGGCAGAAAAAAGAATCCTAGAAATGAAGCAGAAACAAAGGCAAAAGTTAATTTTCCACCTTTCAAGCATTATGCATTTCAAAATGGAGAACTTAAAGAAGTTGCAAGAAGTCATTGGGAAGGTAGCCTAAGCAACGGAAAATTTAGTCCGTCTGTAGGAAGAATCACTAACAAACTTGGAACTATGTTCTTAAAACTTGTTGAAAGATTTAGCCACAGAGCAAACTGGCGTGGTTACACTTATGTAGATGAAATGCGTGGACAAGCATTAGTTCAACTTAGCCAAGTAGGCTTACAGTTTAACGAAGCAAAAAGTGATAATCCTTTTGCATACTATACAGCGGCAGTTATTAATAGTTTTACAAGAGTACTAAATCTTGAAAAACGTAATCAAAGTATCAGAGATGATATTCTAATAGATCAAGGGCACTTACCAAGTTACAGCAGACAGATTAAACACGAAGACGAAATGAGAATTCTGCGGGAATCAATGGAATCAGGGAAAAGCGATGAAGGAGCCTTTGATTAATTTATGTCACAACTTTTTAAACATGCCGCGTGTTTCACGGATATTCACTACGGCCTAAAGCAAAATAGTAGATTACATCTCGACGATTGTGCTAGATTTGTAGATTGGTTTATCGAAGAGTCTAAAGCAAGAGATTGTGAGACATGTATATTTCTAGGTGATTGGCATCATCATAGAGCAAGTATTAATATTGCTACTATGAACGCAACAATCAAAGACTTAAAAAAACTAAATGATGCTTTTGAAAAGGTATACTTTATTACAGGTAATCATGATTTGTACTACAGAGACAAACGTGATCTAAACAGCATCGAATACGCAAGAGACTTATCGAACTTTGTAATGGTTGATGAACCATTTGAGCAAGGTGATGTAGCAATTTCCCCGTGGTTGGTTGGCGACGAATGGAAAACACTTTCCAAATGTACAGCCAAATATTTCTTTGGGCACCTAGAGTTGCCGTACTTCAAAATGAACGCCCTAGTAGATATGCCCGACCACGGTGGACTTAAAGCAGAGGACTTATCAGGTCCTGAATATGTGTTTAGTGGACACTTCCACAAACGTCAATACAAAAACAACATACACTATATAGGTAATGCTTTCCCACACAATTACGCAGACGTTGGCGATACTGACAGAGGTGCAATGTTCTTAGAATGGGACAAGGAGCCAGTGTATGTAAACTGGGCAGAATGTCCTAAGTACAAATCTTTTACATTAAAAGATCTGCTAGACAATCACGAAACACTATTAGACGAGTACACTTATGCAAGAGTAAAACTTGACATCAGTATATCTTATGAAGAGGCAAACTTTATAAGAGAAAAGATGGCAGAGCAATATAATGTACGAGAATTACAACTTATACCAATCAAGGAAGAAGAGGAAGCCTACGAAGGTGGCGAGATTGAATTTGAAAGTGTGGATAAGATTGTTATCACACAATTAGAAACTATTGACTCTAAAACTATTGATAAACAAAGACTTATCGACATCTATAACGGAATAGAAATTTAATTATGTTGAAGATCAAAAACGTATCTGCTAAGAATTTTATGAGTGTTGGTGCTCAAACTCAGGCAGTAAATTTTGACAATGTTAATTTAACATTGGTACTAGGGCACAATCTAGACATGGGCGGAGATGGAAGTAGGAATGGTACAGGTAAAACTACTATTATCAATGCACTAAGTTATGCACTATACGGAGAAGCACTAACAAACATTAGGCGTGATAACCTCATCAACAAAACAAATGGTAAGTCAATGATTGTTACAGTTGACTTCGAAATTGATGGCACTGAATACAGAATAGAAAGAGGCAGACGTCCTAACATTCTCAAACTGTATATTGACGGTGTAGAGCCAGGAGATCAAGAACAACAAGGCGACAGTAGAGAAACACAAAAAGATATTGAGAAAATTATTGGTTTCCCTCATCTAATGTTTAAGCATTTGATTGCACTAAACACATACACAGAACCTTTCTTAGGTATGAAGCCTAATGATCAACGTGACATGATTGAACAACTGTTAGGCATAACAGAACTATCCGAAAAAGCAGAAGTTCTCAAAGAACTTATGAAAGACAGCAGGGATAGAATCAAAGAAGAAGAAATTAAAATAAATGCCATAGAGGCTAGTAACAAACGTATTGAAAAAAATATTAGTGAGATTACTAGCAGAAGCAAGGCATGGGCAAAAACACATTCTGAAAAACTTGAAGATATGGCTACATCCATTAGTACACTTATGGAGATAGATATTGAGCAAGAAATTTCCGCACATAAAAGTAATGCAGATGTTAGTGAGCAAAAAACTGCTATAAACACTATCGAAAAAGAACAAACAACTACTACAACTTCGTTGAATAGAAGTATTTCTAAATTAGCAGAACTAGAGAACAATATACAAAAAGCAAAAGAAGGTGTGTGTCCTGCTTGTGAACAAAGTACAGCACACTTAGACACACATGAGGAATATACTAAGGATCTCGAAGACAAGTACACAGAAGAAGTAAAATACAGAGAAGGACTTGAGGAACGTATACAAGAACTTGACAATGCATTAGAAGAGTTAGGTGTACTTCCAGAATTACAAGATACATTTTACGAAACATTAGAAAATGCATTAGAACACAAACACAACTTAGACACATTAGAAAAACAACTTGAAGAAAAAGCAGAAGAAATAAATCCATATGATGAACAAGTTGAAAATCTGCGTGAAACAGGTATACAAGAAATTGACTTTGAAATTATTAACGAAGTAACACACCTAAAAGAACACCAAGAGTTTTTATACAAACTTCTAACAAGCAAAGACAGTTTTATCCGTAAACGTATTATTGATCAAAATATTGCATATCTAAATCACAGACTTGCACACTACTTAGACAAGTTAGGTTTGCCGCATGATGTAAAATTTGCTAGTGACTTAGGAGTAGAGATCACAGAGTATGGCAGAGACTTAGACTTTGATAATTTAAGTAGAGGAGAACGTAATAGACTTATACTAGGACTAAGTTGGGCATTCAGAGACATATTTGAAAGTCTCAATCATCCTATGAACTTGATGTGTGTTGATGAACTTATAGACAGTGGTATGGATACTACTGGTGTTGAAAACGCATTAGCAATACTCAAGAAAATGAATAGAGAACATTCTAAAAACATTTTGCTTATATCACATAAAGAAGAACTTGTAGGTCGTGTAAATAATGTATTAACAGTTGTAAAAGAAGGCGGCTTTACAGCATATAATACTGATACAGAGTACATTTCATAATGCGTAGTCCTTGGTTATACGAAAAAGCAATTATAGACACATTACCAGAAGACTGTGAAGCATTTGTGTATCTAATCACAAACAAAAAGAACGGCATGAAGTATGTTGGTAAAAAACTAGCCAAGTTCAAAACAACCAAACCTCCCTTGAAAGGCAAAAAGAACAAACGTCGTGGTTACAAAGAAAGCGATTGGAAAACATATTGGGGAAGTTCAGATCATCTCAAAGAAGATGTAGAAAAATATGGCGAGGAGAATTTTATCAGAGAAATTCTTCACTTTTGTCCTAGCAGGGGCATATCAAGTTATTTAGAAGCCAAGGAACAATTCGACAGAGAAGTGTTACTCAGTGATGACTACTACAACGGCATAATCAATGTTCGTATAGGTGGCTCTCAAATTCTTAAGGAACACCTTAAAGGCTCTTAAGAGCATTTTTACTCAAAAAAATTTATACACTAATATCGGTGTATATAAGTATCTACTGAATACAAACATGGCACTCACAGACACAAAGTCTAACTCTTAAAACACATACAAACAACACATACGGTTGACGGGCCAATTATGATTCCGTTGCGAAATCCATCCTGACGTGTGATGGTAAGCATGAGCATTGGTTGTTATGCGATTCTTAGCACTACCCGAAAGGATGCTTAAATGTCCACCCACTGGTGAGATACATTTGCTAAGTCTTAATAGTTGTGAAAAGTATTGCTATACTCTATATTCTCATAAGTGAAGCGAGATGAGATTAAAAATCGACGCAGGTTTGGTAAGGTCAGAGCCCAATAGAGTGCAAACAAAATACCTGTCTTCGTTTATGGCCGACGTGTACTCGCATGAAGTCCTTTTTTTATGAAGCCTTATTGGTTGGCTTCATATGACCTCGGAATCTGCATGAAATCGATTATCTTAATAAAAAGTTTCAATCAAGTGAATGAAGTGAGTGAAACGAACGAATGAATGTAGATTGAAAAGACACGAAGTGTCTCTTACATTTCTTCCCCTACAGTCTTACCTGCTTTGATTTGATTATATTTGTTGATTACCTTAACAGTCAATTCACGTTCTTTAATGGACATAAGTTGAGCATCTTGCCATGATATACTTCCGCCACTATACACAGCAATTTCTATAAGGCTCTTTTCTAAGGTATCGGCTTCTTTGCGGAGTCTGTTAATTAACTCCAGTACTGCCTCAGGTTTTGCTTTTGCTAAGAAGCCGTGGAAAAATTTACAGGATCAAATGCGATAGTAGTTTTAAATACATGACCGCAGTTCTCACACTCTAATTGATAGTCTTTGCTGATACCTAATTCATTGATATCGCCAATACGTTTTTCTACTGCAGAACCAATAGCGGCATCACAGTTTTCCATAAACTCTCTGATACTCTTGTTATCAGTAACAATAAACTCTTCACCGTCTGCGTCAGTGCCAGAAATACTGTTTACACTATTACAGATCAAATCAAAGTTCAAACCAGCAATACTCATAAAGTTTTCGTTAAATGCTTTAAGTTGCTCTAACTCATCTTCTACTTCTTGCAATGCCTGTAAACTTCTTGTTGTTTTGAAGTTGGCAAGTCCTGCCTGTATTGTGCTTTCATATAGGAATGGTTTAACAGTAATTTTTAATCCTTGATCAGTGTTTACTTCATAGTCGTCCTTAACCATAACCATGTTATCTAAACTTGTTTGCACACTTGCGGCGCCACTATTGTCTGTTTCACACTCTGGACACTTTGCTGATACATTTACTTCATCGCCATATGTTGCACCATTAATTGCAATTAATAATGTGTCTACGTCATTGCTAACCATTTTTCTTGGATCTTTGACGCAAGGTACACAACTTTTAATAACCTGTGCAACTGCTTCTCCGTTAAGCAATGCGTCTGGATTTTTCATGATCATTTCGTCTTTTGCTGTCATTGGAAAAATAGGCAATTCATTTGTATCAGGCCAGTCTATGATGTCCTCATCATAATATTTTCCACCAGTTGGTATTGCCGTGTATAATTTAGGGGCACGGTAAAAACCTGCTAATGGATTACTTTTACTTTTTGCCATATTAAAACTCCTGTTAATAAAAAGGATAAATAGTGTGTAGATGGTACACAATAATATCCAAAACTATTTATCATCATAAAAACGGTACTTAAAGACAATTATGGCAGACATTAACTTATCAATAGATGGACAGCAATTTACTGCACCAGCATGGGCGACAGAACAGACTCTGCAACAAATGTTGGAAGCCATACAAAAACTTGAAGGTGTTTCCACCAAGCAAAAAGGCAGTATGGAAAACCTTGTTAAGGAAATTAATCGTATCGGTAATGAAGAAGGCAAAGACAATGATGAATTAATCAAAGCCATAAACGAGATTAAAGACGGTAAAGGCAAAGGTACTTTGCTTGGTGAAAGTGGCAAGAGTGTAGGTATGTTCCAATCAGCACTTAAAACAGGTGTTGGAATATTTGGCATATTCTTAACGGCTGTTTCTGCCGCGGCGATTGGCTTAAAAGCAATAGGTAATCAATTACGAGACAGCAGAGGCGGAACCAGTTTAGACTTAGGTACCGGTGATGCATTTGACGATGCGGCTAACTTTAGAGCATCTATGCAGTCTCTGGGTTTCACTTCGGCGCAACTTAATGAAAGATTTGAAGATGCTTCATCTATAATTGCAGTAGTTGGTAGAAGAGATTTCCTCCAGCTCACAAAAAGTATTCAAGACATCACAGGCGCCGGTTCAGACTTTGGTATAACTCTTGCACAGATGTCAGAGGCTTTAGACTCAGATTTAAAACTTAGACAGCAAATTGGTTTACTTAATATGCTTGACGGACAAAAACAAGCAAAACGTAGTGCCGAACTTTATGAAATGCAATTAAAAGCAACTGCAATACTTGGTAAAAGTATTGACGAGATTGCAGGCTCGGCTGATGATACATTAACAACAAATGCTTCTATACAATTATTATTACAGTCAATGGGTCCAGAAGCAAATGGATTTGTGACTGCTATTCAAAGCATGGCAAGTGAAATGTCAGCATCTGGTTTGAGCCAAGGTGTGAACAATGCTATACAAAATGCAATGTTAGAAAGTGTTGCATTTAGAACAGATGCAGGTGGAGAATTATTTGAGGCACTAACTGCCTTGGATGCACAGGCAGGAACAGATTTAAGAGCAAAAATACAACAAATAAATGAGTTGAGTAAAACCAACCCAGAAGCGGCCGCACTTATGATGAATGAGTTTGGTAGTACTCTAGTAAATGCCGCTAAAGGATTAACAGATGAGCAACTTGCAGAAATTAGACCAGTTATTGAGAACTTTGGCGATCTAGGTAAACAACTTTCACTTTCTATTGGACAATTAAGACAATCAGGACAAGCGGCTGAAGATATAAATCAATTAGCAAAAGCATCTGCAACACTAGACAATGCATTGGCTAAATTTAGAGGTAGTTTAGCAGGAACAAGTAATAATTTACTTGCGTCTTTTGGTACACCGTTAACACAATTCTTAAGTGCATTCACCGAGGGCACAAAGACACTTGATGGTAGAGTACTCACAGAAGAAGAATTAAAAAATCTCAACGAAGAAGAACTTGCTAGGGTAGAAGAATCAGAATCTATATTCCAGGTACTTAATGCTCAAGCAGAAAAAATTGCACTTGCTTTCTCAGGCTTATTTGGTTTAACTGAAGATGGTACAGGTTCTATGAAGAATCTTGCAGAATCAATTAAAAAGAAAGTAAATCCTTTCATTGAAAACATGGGAGACAAAGTAGCAGGTTGGGTTCAGAATTGGGAGGCATCAGACGTAACAGGATTTATTGATACTGTAGCAGTAGCCTTTGGTGCCATAGCAGGTGTGGCAGGAGCAGTTGCTAAAGTATTTGGATTTATAGCAAATATAATTGTTGACACAGACACAGTTGAAGGACCAGACGGCGAACCAATAGAACAGTTTGATCTTAGTGGTACAATTATTAATGCATTACTAGTTGCATTTGCCTATAAGGCAGTTAAGAGTGCCGCTGGTGCGTTGTTCTCAAAAGGCATGGAAAGTGCAATGAGTTTTGCAAGTAGCAAAATGCCTGGGTTCGGCGGAAGTAAAATTGATAACAAGATGCCAAGCGGTAAAGGTGCCGCCAAGACAGGTGCAGGCTTTGGAGCCGGTGCTGTGGGCATGGCCGCATTTGGTGTAGCCGCCGCAGGTGTTGGTGTTGCATTATTAGGACTTGAAACAGCAATAACTTCATTTGCAGAAATGGAGTGGAAAGAATTTGGTAAAGGCTTATTAATGGTAGCAATACCTCTAGGAATTTTTGGTGCTGTATTAGCCGTTACAGGAGCCGCGGCAACAGTAGTTGCTCCAGGTTTAGCGGCAATAGGTGTAGCACTTGCAGGTATAGGTATAGCGGCCGCAGGTATTGGATATGCCGCACAGGCAATTGGTAGTTTGTTTGGAAATAGTGTTGAGGAAGATATTGCCTTACAAGATGCCACAACTAAAAATATCAAAGAGTTAGGAGATGTTTCTGAAGCAGAACTAAAGAGTACTGCCGCAGGTATTGAAGCAATATCAGATGCTATGAAATCATTTGCTAACGCAACAGATGAAGGTTGGTTTAGTGGACCAGATATAAGTGACCAGTATGCACAATTAGATGTATTTGAAAAATTCTCAAAATTAGATGGTGCTGGATTACATGCATTCACAAGCGAAATGAATATTTTAATTGACACCATTGACAGACTAAATGCAATAGAAACAGCAGAAATAATTGCATCAGCAGACGCACTTAAAAAACTTAACGATGCAACATCAAAAGGTTTTGGTGAGAGATTGATGGACACAGTTGACAAAGTAATTGATACTATTGCTCCTGGAGATGCTCCTACACCGAGTCCAACTAGTATAATGCCTATGAGTGCTGATGGTACTACTTCATCTGATCCTACTATGCAAGTCTTAGCAATTAATACAAAAATAGAAAGCCATCTTGGTAATATTTCAACTAATACAAAGAAGACAGTATCAGCAGTTGATAAACTCAGTAGTGAAAGTGGTTTGAGCTAGTAGATGATAACTACTTACTATGTCCTTAATCACAGACTTCGCACAATTAGATACAGCAAAGTATAAAAGATTTTTTGTTGTTGGTTGTAGTTTTACAGAATGGTATTGGCCTACATGGGCAAACATCATTGCAGAACAAAATCCCCATTTAGAATTTATATCTTATGCCAAAGCAGGGCAAGGTAACACATATATTTCTACTATACTTAACCAATTACAGTACACACATAATTTATGCAACACAGATTTAGTTGGTGTTATGTGGAGCACATTCCACAGACTGGATTATTACACTTCTGCAGATACACTTAAAAAGATCGTGAAGTTTAGAGAAACAGAAGTAATAAAAAATCAACTGCATAATTGGGATATGCATGGAGACAGTATACATTCTCAGTTAGATCTTGGTAACAATGATGCTGGATATTGCGACAGAGGATTCTTAATTAGAGACTTAGCAATTATAGATAATGCAACAACAGTTATGCAACAAGCACCTTATACAGCATTTCAAATGTTCTCTGTTGAACCAGAACAGCAGAACAATTACGATCTAACGTTAAATGATTTGCATAGAGATAACAGTGATGTAATACAAACATATAGTCATTTAAACGACAAAATGGCGTCTAAAAGTACCTTATTTAACGAAATGGGTAACACATTTGAGGTGCCTACTGTTACTTGGATACCGGCATGGGAGACGCAAGAATCGTCTAAAAAAGAGGATGATTTTCATCCATCTAGCTCTATTTACTGCCAGTTTTTACAGAATAACGGATATATTGTAACGCAAAGCATTATAGATAAATGTAAGTTAATTGATGCTAAAATACAGCAAATACAGTGGTCTAAGCAATTACAAGATGATGTAGATTGGCCTTATAAACAACATGAAGGTAGCAGACCTTGGCCATTGTAATCTTGACAAGTACTTGACTAATGATAAATACTGTGTATAATATTTGAATAGAGACTAATTTATGAGTTGGAGAAAACATTTTACACCGGTTGACAATAGTGGATTACCACTAAACCTACAAACGCAACAATCCGGTGAAGGCGCAGGAGCGGCCTCTAATCAGTTAGCCAGTTGGTTACCTGAAGTTTATGCTGGCTCGCCTAACAGGCTTATACGTTATATGCAATATGATAACATGGATGCCGATTCAGAAATCAATGCGGCCTTAGATGTTATTGCAGAATTTGGTACACAGGAAGATGAAGCATCAGGATTACCTTTTTCGATTAAGTATTCAGAATCTCCAAGCGACACAGAAGCAAAAATTATTTCTAAAACATTAGAGCAATGGTGTAATCTAAACACTATGCATAAACGTGCATTTAGAATTTTCCGTAACAGTATTAAGTACGGAGATCAAGTTTTCATCAGAGATCCAGAATCATATGAACTGTATTGGGTTGACCAAGCAAACATTGAAAAAGTTATTGTAAATGAAACTGCTGGTAAAAAGATAGAAACATATTTTATTAAAAACTTAGATCCTTTGTTTGAGGAAAAAGTAGCAACTAAAGTTTCTAACTTACATGCAAGACCATATGGTAGCGGCCAGGGACTTACAGGTATAATGAGTCCTACAAATCCAACAAGTGGAGGAGGCTATTTAACAGGTGCATTGGATGGTGTTGATCAAGGTACACCTGTAGATGCAAAACACATTGTTCATATTAGTTTAACAGAAGGCATGGATGCGGCTTGGCCATTTGGTGTAAGTATTTTAGAGCCTATTTTTAAAGTATTCAAACAAAAAGAATTATTAGAAGACTCTATTATTATATATAGAGTACACAGAGCACCTGAAAGACGTGTGTTCTTTATTGATGTTGGTAATATGCCACCTCACAAAGCAAGACAATACTTAGAACAAGTTAAGTATGAAGTACAACAAAAACGTGTACCAGGCAAATCCAAAGATGGTTCAGGTGCAAGTGTGGCAGATAGTGCCTACAATCCAATGAGTATGTTGGAAGATTACTTCTTTGCACAAACGGCAGAAGGTAGAGGTTCAAAAGTTGACACATTACCGGGTGGTGAGAACTTAGGACAAATT